ATGTCCTCCCGAACAATAACGAAAATCAGCGTAGCTGACAGCATCCCCGAGTGGGAAGCCCAGCTCGAATCGGAGCTAGGGTCCGCGAGCACAGTCCGTGCCTACATCGGGTACATCCGCCGCCTGGACAGGGTGTGCAGCGTCTCCCGTAAGGGCCTGATGGTGTGCGACATCCACACCGGGCACATAGCCGACGTGTTCAACTCGTACGGCACTGATCAGCACGCATCCCGCAATCAGCTCCTTGTCGCCGTCCGGGCCTGGTTGAAATGGTGTGTGCGCCGCCGCTTCGTTGACCGCGACGACGCAGACGATGCCCTAGCCGGCCGTAAGCGCGTCAAATACGAGCCCGCCCCCAGGTACCGGATGCCCGAGGATCGCATTCCGGAGGCGCTTGAGGTCGCGGGGAAGAGTCATCAGCAGCGCCGCGCAGTCGTCGCCATGACGCTATCAACGCTGGCCCGTGAATCCGAGGTCTCGTTCATCCGGCTAGAGAAACTGGACCTTGAGGCGCGCACGGTACTCCTGTACCGGGTGAAAACGCGGCGGTGGACACTAGACCGTTTCGATCCGTACTGGTTCACGGAATTGATGGACTGGCTGTCCTGGTATGCGACTGATCAGGGTTTCGCGACACCGGAAGAAATGATCAAAGCTCACCCGGAGTGGTACCTCATTCCGCGGCTTACCGCCCACGGCGGTACCAGCCCTAACGCATACAAGAAAATCCACCCCGACATGCCGTATAAGCGCATGGAGTATGTGGTTAAGTACGTCCTTGACGAGATGGGCATAGAAACCCCTGGCGGCAACGGGGACAGTGTCACGCACATGCGTGAGGGCATGCATATGCTGCGCCGTTCCGGGGCGAGGGCGATGCTCAAGCACCTCGCCGGGACCAAGGGCAACGACCAGGCCCTGATGATGGTGAAGGCGAAACTGAACCACAAGGATATCCGGCAGACACTCACGTATATCGGGGTGGATGAGGAACGGGACTTCCTGAATGAGTATCTGGTGGAGGAAACCATGTATGGTTTCGCGGTGCCGGATGCTGCGCCGCCTTCCGGCGCGCAAGTGCTGCCATTCGGATCACGGTCGAATGGCAAGCATGTCTTGTCTGCGGTAGGCTGACCGGTACCGGCTCCCAGCCAGTTAAAAAGGCCCCCGCCATATGGCGGGGGCCTTAACTGTTGGGTGGCTGTAAGTCGAACTCCCCAGCCTTGGCGCCGAGCAGGAAGGCATCCCATTCGGCGGCTGTGTAGATGTGAGGGGCCTTGCTCCGGTCCTTGGTGTCACGGACGGCTACCCTGCCGTCCGTGAGGCGGCCGACCTCTACGCAGTTGCCCTCAACCCCGCTGTACGTGCTCTTACGCCAGACGGCACTAGACAAGAGATCGTCTGCGGTCATCCCGCACTCTCCCTTTAGGTTGTGAGCCCGTCCAACACGCTCTCGATGACAGCGAGGGACCGTCCTTCATCGCGACTCTGTGCGATCAAGTGATCCCAGATCGAAGCGTAACGGCGGACCCGTAGCTGATCTTCAAGGACAAGACTACCCACCTGGTACTCCAGATAGACAACATCGGGGTCTTGACGGTCTTCAAAGGTCATGAGGGTGAAGTCGCCTTCCATCGCAGGGTGAAGCCCGGCGGTGAACGGGAGAACGAGGATCGAGACGTTCAGAAGGTGGCCCACCTCTAGCAGATGGGCTAGCTGTTCACGGGCAACGTTCACCGGAGCACCCGTAAGCCGCGTGATAACGGCTTCATTGAGGATTGCCCAGTAGGTAAGTGGGTGCTCGTCCCGGAGTCTTGCTTGGCGGGTGAGCCGGACGTTGACGCGGCGGTTAATCTCGGCCTCGCCGCCAGCGGTGCCGGGCGCTATGCCCATGTACCAGCGGTAGTAGCGCTCTGTCTGCAACAGCCCTGGTACTAGTTCGGATGCGTAGGCGCGGACGGTGGCCGCGTCAGATTCGAGTGCCACGAAGGTGGCCACCCAATCGGGCAGGGCTTCGTCTTGCCACCATCCTTGCTGGTTGGCTCTGCGGCAGAGCGTCAGCAGGCTTTCACGGTCCGTGCCGGTTACTCCGTACACCTCTAGCAGCGCCCGCAGTTCGATGGGGCTGATGGCCCGCCGCACGTTCTCAATCCTGCTGATCATGCTGGGATCGAGGTCACTCTGCGCGGCTACATCGTCAATCGTCAGGGTTGACTCATGCCGTAGCCGCCGTAGTTCGTATGCGAGCCGCTTCCTGCGGACGGTGGGGACTAGTCTTGACATCCCAACTCCTTGCAAATCTGCAAAAGTTCCACTTGCACGCGGACGTGTGGTGCGTGCATACTGCTGTTCACAGCATGCCGCAACATCGTCATGTTGCGCTACCGGATCTTGCCAGGGAGGCCACCATGATGGCCGCAAATGTCCGAAACGATCTCAAGCATGAGCCGCCGCTGTCTATCGCGGCGGCCTTGGCTGCGCGACTTATCACTGCGCGGTTCGCCACGCGCTTCCACCCAAAGATCCCTTCGCCCCGCATGGTCCCCGACAGGGGTCCATGCCCTGCCGGGCGGGGCGAAGGCTAGACGGAGGGGGCGGGGTTTGGTTCCCCAAGGTCGAAGAGTCTGTTTTTCTCAGCCACACTCTTCTCACCTCCGGCGAGGCGCCTTGGCGGGAGGGAACCCCGCCTTCTCCCCATCAAGCAGACAAGTGTTAGTACCACCGCCGCAGAGGCTTCCCGCCCCCTATGCGCACCAGGGGGCGGGAACTAGACGGAGAGGGGACGGCTGATCCTACGGGAATCGGCCCCCAAACGGACGACCAGCCGCCCTCTCTCCCCGAATCCCGCCCGTTAGGAAGAAGGATTCATGGGACAGGTTATAGCCGGGGGTGTCAAGAGTCTCGAAGACCCCCGGTTGATGGAGACCTACAGTGCCGCCAAGGTACTTCTCGACATCCATGCCGCTCACCCGATCATGTCCGCCGCTCTCGCCAGCGAACTGGGCGAGCTGGGCAAGGTCGCTGGGGAGGAGATCACGGCGAGGGCGCGTCTGACGCTCCCAGCCGAAGATCAGCGCACGCCGGTTACGGCGTAGGCATGAGCGACCACGACAAAGGAGACAAGGACATTAACGGCTACAGGCACGTGCAAGATATCGCTCTAGAAGTGGTGGGCATCGGTGGAGGCGCGCTCCTCATTAGCTGCCTCAACTGGGCCGGGTACGCAGCAGGCGCCATACTCATCGCCTTGGGCGTCGGCAACTACTGGGCGCGTAAGCGCGGCGGACCCCTGATCCGCATTAATCGTCACGGTGTGACCCGCGCGTAGCCCCTTCGCTCCCGGCTACGTTGACTCGGGTCACACCGTGACTCGGGTCCGCCCTCTGGGGTCTTCTCTTTACTGGGGAGGGGAATTCTCGCCCAGGAGACCCACAGAGGGGGGAATGTCCGTTGTGTCAGAGCATGTGTACCGGAGGAGATCTCCGGGCGGGGATTTGTTGACCCTCATGAAACAAATCTGGCACACGGATAAAGGAGCCCCCTGCCAAGAGCGGAAGCTGTGGCAGGGGGCTCCTTTATGCCGGGAGGGATCACCCCGGCACGTCTAGAGAGAAGGAGAGGATGAGATGGCGGCAGACAAGACCCCAAAGAAAGCCGACCCCGGTAAGAAAAAAGGCAACGACCCGGTTATCCAGATAGCGAAGGCGCTGGGGAAAGTGGCCAATGAAGGTGACGAGGACGCGGTGAACGCTATCGTGGACCAGCTACCTCGTAACAGCAAAGGCGAGAGCTTCCTGCCGGATTAAAGCCGTCTGAGCGCGCGCGCATCTGGTATGGTTGATTCCGTTAACCGGAAGGTTGCGGCGCTCTTTTTACACCTTTTTGGGGCGCTTACAATAGCCTCCTGCTCACGGTACGGTCTTTCCATACTCCTGCCGTGCCCGAAGGTGGATAGCAGCCTTCGGAGAACAAGAGAGGCCCCCCACCATTGGTGGGGGGCCTTCTGTTGCCGGGAGGGATCAGCCCGGAATAAGGAGAATGTTGGAGGAGCGTTTTAGCCCGAACCGGTTGCAGGGGGCTATCCGGATGAGGCAGACTTGCCCTTGCTGCAAAGGCGCAAGCCCTGCAAGCAACATCGGTAGCGCCCCCCGTAGGAGCCCAGGCGAGACAGCCGTATGGCGACCGCAAGGGGGGCGCTATTTAATTTCAGGCATAGCGCATATCCGGGTGCCGCTCCGTATGTGAAGAGGAATGATTAGGGGAAGACTGCCATCAGCAGACCGGACCCGGCCACGGCCGGGACTGGGGTCACTTCCACGTCAATCCAGTAATTCTCTCCACCAGCGATACTCAGTGACGGGTAAGCCCATGTTGTCTGGTAGGAGCCTTGCCCAGGGGTTGCCCCAGCATTGTTGGGGGCTGTGATGATCCCGTTCATGACACCGGAGCTGCCAGCTCCGGTAGACCAGTAGTCCTCAGTGACAGACATCCATGTACTGCCGGAGACGTGGTAGGTGGACACCTTGTAGTTGGTGCCGCCTGCCACCGTGATGCCGGCTGTGGTGTAGTCGCAGTACACATAACCGTCGCCCGCGCTAGCCGCGGAACCACCGGGGTCTTTCCATGCGGGCGCACTGTTGTCCGTACCCGCTACCTCGGCTTGTGTGCTGACATTCCACAAGGCGCATCGGGTCGGCAATGCTGCCGTCCCGGTGGGTGAGTAATGCCAGATCCTATCCAACGTGCAGGCTTGAGACAGGCGGAATTCTGTGGCCAGTAGGTATCCGGTGGTGTCTGATGACATTCCGGCTAGTGTGTCTGCCATTGATGGCCATAGCCGGTAGGTGCCGCCTGTGGGCGGCACGTCGGTTATTTGGATGTCGAGCCATCCGTTGAACCCGGCGTCGGCGTTTGATGCGAAGACTATGGACGGGTCACTATTGGATGTCTGGTAAGTGCACTGGGAATTGCTGTAGGGGTCTGGGTTGGTGCCTGTGTTGTCGCTACACGCGACCAATGGCCCGTTGGTGATTCCTGCCGAGTACGGGCCTCCACTGGCGTACTGGCCGTTGGACAATGGGAAAGGGCCTGTGAATGCTGTGGCTGCCTGGTAGGTGATCCCAGCCGAGAGGGGTACCGCGGAGGGGAAGGGAACATAATTCCATCCGGCTGTGAGGGCGGCGGATGTGATGAGTGTGCCGGGTACTAGTTTTCCGGCAGCACTTCCGCGGATTTGCCAGAGGCAAAATTTCTGTGCACTGGTGGATTGCCCGCCCGAGGCGCAGACCCACCACCAGAAACCCGACAGGTACAGGCCTCCGGTGGTGACTTTGAATTTGGTTCCTGTCCCGTAGGGACCGGAGAGTGAGGTCGCTGCTGCTGGCCCGTTGGTGGTGGGGAATAGTCGCCAGATAGTCATTAGAAGCCTTGCGGGAACGGGGCAGCAAGGTACATCCACATGGATGTGCCGGCGTTGTACTCGAATCCGAGCACATCCGTTTTGTTTGCAGTGGTGGAAAGGGCGGGGGCGCTGTTCCCTGATCCCCAGTCGTAGGCCGTCCCCCAGGTGACTGTGCGGCCACCCGTGGAATCCTGGGTGAGGCGGAACCGGATGACCTGCCCGTCTGTCGGGCTGGTGGGGTTCGCGATTGCCCAGCCGCTAGCGGTCAGCGTGAGCGTGTAGACATTCCCGAGTGCGGCATTAACCGCCACAGTCCCGGCTGACTGGGATAGGGGTATGACGGATGGCGCGAGCCACCCTGTCATGTCGCCGCCTGCGTGTGGCAGCGCGTACGCTTCCGCGTTGGCTTGTGCCGTGGAGGCCGCTCCGGCCGCGTCGAACGCGGACGCGGCCATCGTGGCGGCCGAACCGAGCCCCAGGTTGGTCCTGGCCTGGCTCACCGAGGCGAGGTCTGACAGGTTGTTCGCCTTCAGCGCCGCGAGCGTTTCAGCCGTTTCTGCGCGGCTGGTCTCAGTGGCTACGGCCGCGGTAGCGAACGATTCCGCGGCTGTCTGCGCCGCAGTGGCGGCACCCTCGTTATCCCATACCTGCGTGCTGCTGCCAGTGCCTCCCTGCGCGACTGGGAGCGGTTCTGAGAGGTGCGTGGATACAACGGTGGGCGCGAGGGCCGTGCCGCCGAGGTCACCCGCAGGCGGGCTTATACCGCCGCCGCCTCCGGCTGTCCCCCATTCAGTTGCGTTGCCTGTGCCGGTCGCGACCGGCACATCACCCTCTGCCGGGGTACCGGTCGGTACCGGCAGGTACGCCTGGTAGGTGGCCGCGGTCTGGACGGGTACGAGCTGGGAGAGATCCTGTGTCGCCCCGTTGCTGTACGGGATGAACGCGGTGAATGGCCCGACGATCGTCTGTCCGGACTGGGAGACGATCTGTATGACGTAGGCCCACCCCGAGGGGGTGACCTGTTCATTGTCGGTGGCGATGATGCCCGGCATGCTGCCGGTTCCGGACACGAATGCCTGACTCTTAGGAATGACAGACGGAACAACGATTTTGTCTGTCGGGTCTGTCAGGACGGCTGTGGGTGTCAGGCTGATTCGGCCTGCGAGGGTGTCTTGCCCGAGGTCGGTGATGTCCCATGTGAGGGTTACGGTGTTAAGAGTCAATAAGGGGTTCCCAATGGTATGCTGATTTGTCTCTGCGAGAGGAGAAAACTAGTGGCTACGGTGAAGACAACGATTTGGATCGATACGCAAGACAATCCCCTGATCACTCCCGCTGAAGATTTTTCTGTTTCGATCAATGCCAGCAACGTAAAAGTGCACGATGACAGTCGTGCGTGGGAGATCCGTCTCGATCACAGCCTGTTCCCGCAGATCAGGAAAACTATGGATGAGGTGGAACGCATGCTCGAAGAGGGCGGCCCGGATGAGCCCTCAGTTAGCAGCCTTCATGTAGTAGAGGATTAGCCCCTTCGGCATCGGATCAGACGGGCTGACCTTTCCCTCCATCACGTCATTGATCCACGCCGCTAGATCAGTAGTGAACAAGTCACCTGGACTGTGCTCGCACGTCATCCGGAGGGTTGTTGAGGGGAGCTGACCTGCCCCGTGCGACCATGTGGCAAAGGTCTCAGAGCCGTCAGTCACATACTTGGCTAGTGTCGCTAGCGGGGCAGGCTTCGGGACGTTCACGAGTGCTCCCCACACAGTCTTGTCGCCATTGAGAACATCAACGTCAACATTGTTGATGGTGCCGTACTGCTGGAGTGACCATACTTTCCAGGGGCGGACATCACCGATTGCGCCGGCGTTGCCGGGCGCAGCAATCCACAACGGCTGAGAGTAGAGGCCGGAGCAGCAGCCATTAGCAATGAATGAATGGTCGGTGTAGACCCAGCAGTTTTTACCTGACTGCTTCTGGACTTCGGCGGTAAACCGTTGCGCCCACGCTGCGACAGCGGACGGCCCGAGGCCGTCCGTGACTTCCAGGTCCAGGACCAGAGCATCATTAGTCTCTAGTCCGAGAGCCTTGACAGTCTTGACGAAAAACTGTGCCTGAGTGACAGGGTTAATGTTGGGGTGGCCGAAATGGTATGCGGCGCGCAAGAGACCGTTCGACTTCATCCCAGCCCAGTTGTGGGAGAGCTGGGTGTCTGTGATCGTGGTTCCTTCGGTGGCTTTGCAGACTCCGAAGGTGTCACTGTTCTTGACGAGCGCCCAGTTGTATGCGCCCTGGTAGGTGGATACGTCATGCCCATGCAACACTGTTATTGGTCCCTTTTGAGGTGTTCTAGTAGTTCGGTTTTCAACTGGTCTAGTTCGGCTCGCAAATGTTCCTTGTGGTGTTTATGCCACCATGCCGCCAGGCGCCTGCCTAGCCTGTCTCGGAAACACCACACAGTGATGCCGGCGACAACTACCCATTCAAGGGAGGCGATCATGTTTGACCATGTTCCGCCGGCAGGCCATGAGAAGAACAGGCCCCACGTGTTCACGTATCTTGATCCCTCAATTTCTTACGCGTCGCAATGTCGAGCGCACTGTTGCTGAGCCAGATGATTTGCACGCCCGTGAACACCACCAGGGCCTCCGGTGAGAGCTGCCCGGCGCCGGGGATGCGCACGTTGAGGACAGCCAGGAGCGCGACTGCCGAGTAGATACCTGCCGCGAGGACACGACAGGCCGCGGTGCGGGTGTAGCCGTGTCCGGCGAGCTGGACGGCCGCTGTGGCGGCCTGCTGCCGTAGCAGGTGGATGAGTGCCGCCGACTGGAGGATGAGGCTTGTCCAGGACACCAGCAGCATCAGAATCAGCATGCCTAGGCAACCACACCAGGAAGCATGTTTGCGTGCGTAAAACCGCAGGTCACAGGCACCCTGATTTACGTATCCCGCCGTGCCAGGAGCCGGTTCAAAGTCGCTATCTCCGCCTCAAGCTCACTGATCCGCTGCTGATACGAATTGAGCCGCTGCTCATAGTCAGCCTGCATCCGCTGCATATCACCGCGGAGCCGTTCAATCTCATGCCCGAGCGCAGTATTCAAAGCCGTGAAGGAAGCCAGAACAGTAGCATCGGCTTCCTTCTTGCCTTGGAGACGGCGGTAAATGATGGGGGTAACAGCGGAGATGGCCGCCCCGATGGCGGCCACCCATTCTGTCAGCTCGACAGCGTTAGCCACTGTTACGCTCCCGTGGAAGCGTAATCTCCTCAAGGTCCAGGCGCGCGAAAGCGCGCCACAGCATCCAATCAAAGATCGCCCACGACACCCACGTCTCCGGGGTCGTGGAAGGATTCGTCATCCACCTGACAATGAACGCGAGACCCCACCCGGTAGTGACCGCCACGCCCGCGGTGAGAGCCGTGATGACAAGCCAGCGGCGTTTACGGTGCAGGACACCGGCCCCGAGAAGACTCGCTACTCCGGAGAATACGCCGCCCCACGCGTGAGCGGGCATGATAGCAAGCAGATTATGGTAAGCAGGTGTCGCCGACCACCTGTGTGCCTGGAACAAGAGAGACAATCCCATGATGGCATAGGCGACACCCATCACAGACATGTTGTTCCGGGTGGCGCCCCACCTATTCACTGACCCACACCGCCTCAAAATGGGAGTTACGGCCGGAGTTGACTGCCGTGCTCGTCGTGCCAGACGACGAGTTGACCGTGTAAATACCCGGATAGATGGTGTCTCCGGCACGCAGATGGTAATAGCCCAGACAAGTAGCGCCACCGGGGTTAGTGGAGTTAGTGGCCGCAGCGGACTGGTATCCGTCCGAGGCGTTGACCCCGGACGGGGAAGGGAACACCTGGAAACAATAAAACGGTGACGTTGTCAAAGACGGATACGCCATGAAGATCTCACCGCACACCAGATACCAGCCTGTCCGCTGACACGTATACACGCCAGTGCTCGTGTTGTAACCCGAATAGTTGTCGCCAGTGTCCCCGTGCACAATCCCAGTGTCCGCCTGCATGATCGTCTTAGTAGACGTAGACATAGCAATGCCGGTAGTCGCCGAAGTCTGGTAGCTCATCAGGTAAGGCTTGAACGTGAGGAACGACAAGTCATTAGCGAAATGGGAGTTGAAGACCGGCGACAGATCCGGCTGGGTACCAGCCGTATACCGGTATGTCACATCCGGCACAACCGGCAGCGGTGAAGGCACACCAGAATTGGAAACCTTCAAGATGATCATTCTCGATGGCTGACCACTCGGAGTGGTCAGTGTCGAGCCACCATTCTGCCAGCCCACCGGAGTAATCGTATCTCCGGCATTCAAGCTGAAAATCTGCGTCTTGGTCGCACTCACGTTGTCATTAGATGGGGTCGGCATAGCCGGACCCCAGTACGTCGTGCCGTTGATAGTCACGCCAGCCTGACACTGCCCGCTGAAGTTCGGGAACATGACCTCAAAATGCACCAGGTAAAGGCCCGCCTGCGGAACCGTGTACGTCGGCTTGCTGTACCCCGAGTAACTGTCAAAGGTTGTGGAGGACAACGGGATAGTGGTCGTTGTTGCTGATGGAACTGAAACGCCGGTATGATCCACGGCCCGCATCAACGGCGGGTAGTTCAGGTTCCGCAGCGGGACTTGCAGTCCTGTAGCGCCGTTCATCACCGCTGCCGTGAGCGCTGTCGCGGAATTGTAGGTACCCAGCGGTGAAGGCAACGCGGTCGTGTACCCGAAGTTCCCCGCCACCCACAATGCAGAGAACGAGCTGCACGAGCCGGAGCCGTCCGCGGTGACGTAAATACTGCTGGCGGAAGTCCCAGCGCTCGACGCGGCCAGAGTGTACGTGCTGGCCTGCGCAGTGATCAGGTCAATGATGAACGGTGTGCAGGCCCCGGATGTAGAGATAGCCTTCTGCTGCGTCCCCCAGTAGGTGGGTATCACCGTGGCCTGCGTGAGCCCGCACGACACGTTGTTCGTGCCGCCCGTACTGGTGGTAGGCACGAACCCCGACATGAGGTAAATCCCGCCACTGTACTGGCCTGGCAGGCCGCCACCAGACGACAGAATGACATCCTCGATGGTGCCGGTACGGGCAGGGTCCATGTGCGCCCCGTAGAGACCAGAATTGTCAACGATGACCTCAACACCGGAAACACCACTCAAGATATTCTTCCAGGTACCGCCAGACGCCAAGGTCTGCCCGCTGCCGATCAGGACAGCCTTATAGAGAGCCCGCTGAGCATGCCAACGTATACCATTAGGAATGAACTGAGCCGTATTCGGGTAACCGCTGCCAGCAACATACATGTCATAGTTAAGATACGACGCTGACACGTAGTCAAGTGCATTCCATGTTCTAGGGTCTTGCGGCATTACCAGGCCAACGTATTCTGCCCGAGAGTGTTATTAGAAGAGTCACACTGGAGGACGGCGTTACCGGGAAAATACGGTGTCGCCTGCACAGTAACCTTCCAGTCGTCCGCGTCAACCTCATGGTGGACCGCCTGGACGATAACCAGCGTGGTAATAGGAGCTCCACCTAGAGGCGTCCGGGTGACAGTGGCAATATCTCCCTGTTCGACACTGAGACAAGTGGCCCACAAAGTGGGATTACGGGACGGGTAGAGAACGACATCGGCAGCCCTGAACATCGGCTGACTATAAGCCACCAGGTTCCAGTTGCAAATGTCGTAAGCATCCTGGTCGCTCACAGTCTCAACGTCCAGCTCCAACGGGCCACGCGGGAAATATTCATCCTGGCTCGTCGGGTTAAAGATGGATACGGTCGCACCGTAACCCGACGTTTCCCACTGCTTGGTAATCGGGTTGTACTGGCCGCTGTCCGCGAGGTTACCGGCGTTGACTGTCCTCTGAGACTGGAGAATATTATAAACAAACGAGTTGTCGTAATCGAAACTCGATGACGGGTCATAGGGGATGGTGCCCGGCACAGTGAGGAACTGTGCCGAGTCAACCCAGAACACTTTCGTGTTCGCTGGTGTGCCAGTTTCCAGGACCTGAAAATTAGCCTGCCCGGCATTTGACGGGCTGGTGAACACGTCGCTGTTCAGCTCCCAGCCGCCAGCCGGGAGACTGATCGTCTGCGACGAAGTGGAGATGGGTGTACCGCCGGAAGTCAGCCAGTTAACCAGGACCTCATACGAGCCGTACCCGACCAGTGAGAGACCTTGCGCATTAACCTGGTACATGGTGGAGGGAGACACAGTGAATGTCTCCGACTGTGCACCCACAGTCGAGCTTGTCCCGTTCGGGGTAATCATCATGGAACCAATACCCGACTGCTGCTCAGCAGTCGAATACACCGGTGTCACATTGACACCAGTCCACGGAGAGATAGACCCGTTGAACTGGCTGTTGGCATTCAACTGGACAGGCTGAGCATCGGAGAACGCCCATTTGACCGGCCGGTTGAACAAGAACTGGCGGCTGTAATAACACGTGTTGAGCTGGGCGTCACAGAAAAACATGCCCTCATCGGTCTGCGCGACAGTGGACGCGGCCGACGCAATCGACGTGTTCGCGATCTGGTCGGCCGGGCCGAACTGGGGTGAGGGTGAGGACCAGGCGCTAGCCCGAGGACCGCCGTAGTTACCCCACGCCAGCAGTTTGCCGAACCGGGTGTTAGCCGAGTCGCCTCCGGCGCCGGTAGCGCCCACAAGGTGATGTTCCGCTATCCGCGAGTACGGCAGCGCTGCGCCGAAGTAAGAGACCTGCCCGATAGAGTAATTGTTCCCTTGGGCAGTACCGCCATTGTGGTACATCATCGGTCCCCACGACATCCACCACGCATCATTCATCGTCCCTGTCAGGCCGGTAACAGCCTGGGTGTACTGCTGGACACCATCAAGGTAACCGATGAGGGTAAACGCGCCGCTGCCAGTAGGCAGCACAGTGAACGCGTAATGATGGAGCATGCCGTCTGACGTGTTCTGCGTCCAATAATAGGTCGCATTGTCGCCCCTGGAATCAGCCAGTTCTAGAGCAATCTGGTCATCGCCATTGAGGTAACACAGCATCCTTACCCCGAACCCGCCGATGAAGTTTGTGCCGATATAGTAATTAGGCACGTTACCGAGGAGCCTGAAAACTTCCATGCTGGACGCGGCCGTGCGGCCAGTCGGAATAATCATCCACCATTCCGCAGTGACACCATACGTACCCGTCAACTGCGGCATACCAGGATCAACATAGAACGTCGCCGGAACCGGGGAAGAGTCAGTGCCAGTAACGGAGTCATCCCACCCCACCCCGGTGCCCATGTCGCCGAGGAGCCCCAGCAGCAGGCCAGTCTCTAGCGGCCTGGTCGAGCTGGGGCTGTAGGAGATGATCGCGTCCATATAGGTCGCGTCCTTCTGATTACCCCGCGCGATATTGCTGCACGGCAGGCCATTTGCCTCGGTGTAGTTTTCCGAGCATGGGCAGAACACATACGGGTTGTCTAGGAGCACTTCACCCTGATAGGCGGATGGGAGCTGGATATTGGACAGTGGCCCGATCGCGTCTGTTGCTTCCATCGGGACAATCCCGAACTGCGGATCGGCGAAGGTCTGCGGCCACCGTTCCACATAACCAGCGCAAACCGGGTACTGTTTGCTATTCCAGATGGCGCTGACTCGCACTGGAGTGTTAAGCAATACCGAAGGGTAAAAAGGCGAACCGGTGAAACCGGGCGTGAACACGCCCGTATGGTTGTCCAGGGAAACCGTCATGTCCCCGGCCTCTACCGAGTCCAGCTCATACGTCCGGCCACGCTGAGCGTCAATGATCGTCTCGCCCTGCTCACCGATGGCGTACTGGGTTATGTCAGTCCACGCCCACGGCTGCTGAAACTCGCCGGGCGAGACACCAAATGCGGCCTCCACCTTGACATTCGGCCTGGACGGCCGCACGAGCGTGGCACTCTGCCCGGTTGAGGGGATGGACACGAGCACACCCGAAGCGGGAGAGCTGGCCGACAGCGCGAAGGCCGCGCTGAGCGTCCCGCCTGCGGTAGCTGTCCGCCAGTACGGCCAGATCTGGCTGTCATCAGGACCGCCGTGACCGAATCCCGTATCAAAGGCGTTGACTGGGGTGAGCGCGGTCCACCCCGCAGGGGTCGTGACAGTCACGTTGGTGTTGGGGATATGGGCGACACCGAACAGGGTGTCGCCCGCGTTGTAGCTTCCCGACCCGAAGGACAGGGTAGAACCCGACGTGTTGTAGGCCATCGCCGTCACGTCCGTGTAGGCGAGCGCCGGGAGCCCCGGCACCTCCAGGATCGTGGCTGTCAGCCCGAGGACGTAGGTCGCGCAAGCGACAGACAAGACTGTTGCGGCAGTAGCGTTCGGCGCCATCCAGATCGAGCAGCGGCTAGGCTGCTGCTGCGCCGTACTGTAAGGGCTCGTAGCGAGCTGTATCCACCAGTTATGGGCGTCATCCGCGACATAAGAAACCGGGGTGACCTGCCCCGCATAGTTGTTCGCAGTCCAACCGATGACGGCAATCAGGGTGTTGCCCGTAGTATTGGCAACCTCGGTTGTCTGGGGTGCGTAACAATTGATGTTCGCGATAGGCCACTGATTGATAACACTGGCAGTCAATTTACCGTGGGCTCATCTTCCCTGTAACGGCAGTGCCGTTACGCCGGTTCACCTTGTAAGTCTGCTTCTGCGTGGACTTCTGAATTTGCTTGCCATCCAAATACACGTTGACTTCCACGACACCCTGCCCGCCACCAGGCGGTGAGCCGCCGCCCACGTATCCGCCTTCGGCGAAACCAGGCACGCCATGAGAACCGAGATAGGGTGCGACCCCGGAAACGAGATGTTTCGGTACGACGGCTTCGCCGGGTTCGACCATGATCGGGCCGTAAGTGTCGCCGCCTCCGTAACCGGGGATGCGGCCCCCGGAGGCGAGCCCGCTGAAACCGGGCGCTATCCCGGTTGGGGTCGGATAGGTTCCGGCTGGGGCGGACGGGTGAATAATGTTCTCGCTGATGTTTATAGAAGCCGTGACGCTATGGATGCTGGCCATTGCCTGCGCCACATTCTCAACAGACTTCCACAGTGAATCCGCCTGCTGTTTCGACCAGCCCATGGCGGTAGCGAAAGTATCAAACTCGCCGTGAGCCGAATTCGCGTTCCCGGTAACGTCGATAAGTTCCGTCGCGAGCTGCGTAGCCGACGACTTCATGAGCGACGCATTATGCTGGCCATTCATTGTCGCCGTAGCGAACTGGTCAAACGCCACCTGCCCGCCAGACGCCTGCACAATCGCGGCTGCCATCGCCTGATTAAGGTTGCTGTTCAGCGCGTTAGCGAGATTATTCACATCCTGCGTAAGATTCGCACTGTCAGTCGTTAGCGTGTTGACAATCGAATCAAGAGAATCCATAGGGTTCTTAGTCTTCCCGACCCATTCCGACAATGCCTTAAACGAATCGACACCCTGGTATCCGGCCTGCTGCGCCAGGCCGTACAGCATGGAAGTCGCGTAGGCGCTGCCCTTCCCCAGCGGAAGCAACTGGGCTACCGCGTCCTTGCCCGCCTGGCTCAGCATGGTCACGCCCTTGGCGCCCAGGCCAGCCGCGGACGCCATGGTAATCAGGTTGTTCTGCAAGTCGGACGCGTCCGTGATGGCGGTCGTGAAGGAGCCGCGGAGCTGGAGGCTATTCGCGCTCAGCCCGTTCATGGCCTTCGCCGCCGCAGTCACGGCGGTAGTCGTGTTGCCGGTGGCCTTCGTCGTGTCGGAGACTACGCCGTTGACGATCTTGATAGCCCCGGCTGTCCCGCTGGCAGCCGTACCCAATCCCTGCAACTGGGTTTCATAGGTGGTGAACGCTGATTCGCCGCCAGTCAGCATGCCGATAAACGCGCTCCACCCCTGTGTAAGGGCTGCCACCTTTGAATCCTGCTGCTCACTTGCGAACGTGACAGCGTTGATCGAGTTGCCGAGCAGGCCAGCCTGAATACCCATCGCCTGATAGCCAGCCAGAAGATTGCTGACCTTCTGTTTCATCACGTCGAATGAATCGCTGGCCTGGACTCCGGCGAGATCAAGCAACCCGAGAGACTGAGAGAACGTGAAACCCTGCCGCATCAACGCGCCAGTCTCGTTAAAGAGGTTCTTCTGCTCACCGGTCAGGGAGACGATCGCGCCCTTATACGCGTTGATATCGTTTTGCGTCCTCGGGCCTCCGAACGCGGAGGCCGTGGCATCCCCGATACCTTTAGCGGTATTCTCTATCGCCCCTCCGACGTTACTGAAGAATGACAAGAACCCTGTCATGTGCTTCTTCATGTCGTCGCCGGCTTCGCCGAAGGCGCGCATAGACGCTTCCATTGAACTGATCTTCAGATCAGTTGTCTCGATACCGCCGATATCGATAGGCACCCTGAGAACCAGAAGATTCTGTTGCGTCTGATTGAGTGCCTGGTTGAGCTGCCCTACCGCGGAAGAGATATCGGTAACCGCCTGGCTGGCCGTATCACTATTGACCTGGGTGTTGAGCGAGTTGATGAGGTTCTTCGCCCCGGCAGATGCCTGCGTCTCCTGATACCCCAGGTAGGCCAGGCCCGCCGCAGCGATAACAACCCACGTGAAAGGATTGGTTGCGAATGCGGCGAGGCTTTCCCCGAAACTAGTGGACTCGGCAGCCGCCATGCTCTCCGCAGTACGGAGGTCTGTGAGGGGAATGGTTGCGGCTTGCGCCGCGTCACCCAACAGCCCCATTTTCGCGGCAGCCGTTATCATAGTCGTGCCGAAGGTCATGAAAGGAGAAGCGATTTTCAATGCCCACGTAGTGAGCAGGCCACCCCACAAAAGGAACGAATGGATAGCCATGATGGTCAGGAGGATTGGTGTCGGAAGTTCCGTGAACACGTCGAGCGCTTTAGACGCGCCCTCGGCAATGTCCATCAGGAAATGCGCGGTACCAGGGTCCGCCTTCGCAAGGTTCACAATCGCCTTGCCGACATTGTCGGCCGCTACCTCGAACTGGTGGAGGAACCCCACGCCATCCAGCATGAGACCGCCCATGTGCCCTTGGGCGTTCATGAAAATGTCTAGCTTCGCTATCCAGTCATCGAGACCGGTAACGACCTCGTGGGCTGTCTTGGCGAAAGCACCCGATCCGTTGTTGAGGAGATTAAGTGCGCCGCCGAACGCTTCAAGAGCCTGCGGCGCAACCGACTGTGATAGTGCCTGGAAATTACCAGTCAATGGGGGGATAGTGACCCCGAGCGCCGTTGACACATCGTTGACGGACTTCAGGTGCGTGTAAATGTCTTCCGCGGCCGGAGCGACCGCGGCAGCACCGATGCTGAGCGCCAGCAGCGCCCCGCCAAGCGCGATCGTCGCCTCTAGCAGCCCGTCTAGGGCGATATGCCAGCCCTGAATAGACCCGATCATGTGGGTATCTCCGAGGAGACCCCCGAATAGGGTGAAGTCGTGGGTAAGCAGACTGAACCAGCCGTGTACCCGGTTGCTGTAGGCGTTCACGTCGTCGGCGACCTGGCGCATGCTGGCGGCCTGCTGCTTCGCGCTGTTATCCGACATCCGCTGAGCCATAGCCAGCAGGTACGTGTTCTTGGCTGCCCTGTCGTCTGCGTCAGCGCCAGCATTGGCCGCCTTAGCCTGCATCGTCTGCGCCATGGCGAGCATGTAGGCGTCTTTAGCGGTCAGGTTGTCGGCTTCACCGAGACGGCGGATCGAATTCGAGAGTCCATCCGCTGCCGTCTGCGCAGCAGCCGTTTCCCCCACCAGCTTCCCGGCATTCAGGGCATCAAGATCCGCCTGGAAATGAATTTCCGGCCGGAGACTATCGGCTAGCGCATTAGCGACAGCCTCAACCTTCGCGATGCTTGCCTCATCGACCTCGAATTTGATCGGGATATCTTTGAGGCCGTCCGCGAATGCATCCATAGCTGCTTCAGCGCGGGCGAGGTCTGCCAGGAAATCATCAATGTCACCAGTGAGTTTCGTTACTACTGGTGGCAGGTAATCCGCTATATTCTGGTTCCTATCCTGTAACTGCCCGCTGGGCAGCCAGCCAATGATTGTAATAAATGCGCCCCCTCGACCCCTTGACCACCATTTCGTGAGCGGTAATCCAGTAGGGGCGAGGGGGCAAATAGGTACGATGACCTTTCCCGCACCAGCCGCCGAGCTCCTGAATACGGGAATAACGGATAGTGGGGCCGACACCGACATCGAATCCCTCATATCCCGGCGTGCTGTAAATGTTGTCGCGGAGAAGGCCCTCTATCTTGCCGACAGGACCGATACCCGCGGGAGAAGGCGTTTTCGTGCGGGGGGGATGCTCGTAAATACTGAGCAGGATGCGGGCACGGGACTTGACATCAGAGGCAGTGTCCATAGACGCGGCCTTGCCTTCACGGCGAGCTAGAACCGCCCACAGATGGAGCGCGTCTTTCCACGCGCCATCATCTACGCTAGACATTCACCGTTTGTTCTTGGCTTGCGCGGCTGCGGTACGGCGCGCTGTCTCGGCGTCAATGGCTGCGTCAATCCGGAAGAACCAGGCATCCAAATGCAACGGGACCTCGGTATCGACCTGCCGCGGAGTCCACCCGAATTTGCGGGCATACAGGGTGTACCTGTATGCCTCCCAGGGGATCTGTGCAGGGTCGTGGGCACGGTTAGCCAGGTACTGCTTTAGCTGCCGGATTCCGGCTCGGTAGGGTCCTCGGCATCATCAGACTCATCATCTTCGGTGCCGTTGATGACCTTGAAATGAGGAGAGATAGCATCGCGCAGCGCGCGAGCATGACTGATCCGCAGCTTCCCGAGCGCAGTCGGGTCCTTGGCAGGGACCTTGAACGGGTAAGACCAGGCGGTGATGATGCGCTCTAGGAGAGCGTCACCCATTTCCCCGTCAATGTCCCCGCGCATGATACGGGTCTTAGTGGCCGGGTTAAACTCCACGATGGCCCGCCGTGCTACCGCACGGCGGTCATCCTCAAACAGGTCGTCCGGGTCACGGACTTCAGCCCAATTAGAATCAGGCAGGTCAATGCGCAATATGTGATCCCTTGAAGTTGATACTGTGCGACCGTAACCGGTTTACGGTCGCAAGAATGCGGCTTAGTAGGTGGAGACTGCGTTTACCAATGTGACCTTGCCGGGCGAAAGCCCGCCAGACTGGCCAGCATTAGTAGTGTTCCTGACACCCTTAAAGCTCGTCTCGTACGTGATCGCGTCAGTGTCAGACATTTTGTCCGTCAGATAAGCGCCAGTCTGAATATCGAACTGGATCGACATGAGGGCAGAGCCTGATAGTCCGTTGGTCATCTTGAGCTGCAACTGAGGCTGAGTATTGCTAATCAAGTTGGTTAGCGGGGTCTCATCCTGAGCCAACTGGGTGAACTTACCGGTCATGGAGAACCCGGCACGGGCGATAATGTAAGGGTTCTGCGCACCATTGGCGCCGAACCATGCCTTAGTCTTCCGCCCCAGCGTGATACCGCCAGCGGTCACGTTATTCACCAGCGTCCCACCGGCGGCGGGTCCGCCGATACCGACCAGGAATTCCCAGTTAGGTTCGGGTGGCGTTGTCGTCGGGTTGTTGGTAATCGCCGCCTGCGCCAGGGTACCGAGATAGCTCATGCCCTTAGTGCTGTGCGTGAACAGCTTCTCGGCATCAATAGTGAAATCGACGGAGTCAGCGCACCAAGAGGCATACTGGCGGGCACCGTAGGTGCCGCCGATACCGGTGTAATGAGTCAGCGTGTGAGTCACAGGCTGACCGCCTGCACCATTGAACACGGAGAACAAATGCGTAAATGGGGCCACGACCGTGGCCACAGCCTTACCCGGTGCGTGAGTGAACCTCGCTGGGGTGTTGGCAAATGTCAGGGTCGTCCCCGTGACATTAGTCAGGACCACGTTCTCCGGGTTACCGTCAGCCGTGATACCGAGCTGCACAGTCTGCCCTATGGAGTAGCCAGTACCGGCCGCGACAGTGGCCGTGGTCGCTCCTGCGGTAACCTGAGCGGTAAGAGTCGTGCTGTTAGCAGGCGTAGAACCAGTCGCTACATAGTCACCCATGCAGTTGTGAATGAAAAACCCGATAGCGTCCAGGAACACATTCCCGGACAAGGAATAGTCCGCTATCTGGGTGCCCTCGACAACCGTGCCGTCTTCAGCCATAGACCCAATCAGGGACTTGTCTTCAAGCATTGTGGGCTTGTTATCGGGGTCTGGCTTGTCAACCGGAATAGTGGAAGTCGGGGCGACCGCAGTGCCGGGAACAGCTTCTCTGGCAGCACCCACCCATTCCTGATCCTGGGGATAAACTATTGTGGTGGTAGCCATTACTTGCTTTCCTCGGCTTCCTTAACCGCCTTCACCTTCGGTTCGGTGATCTTGACCCATAGGCCGTCAGTGGGCGGCTTATCGAATTCTTGGATCAGCCCCGGCTTCGCTACGAGGCTTCCCTCTCCAGGGATCACAACATCGGGATAAACCCGTTCGACGTTCCCTAGATACTGATACTTGGACAAACTTGTTCCTCTTAAGCTGGGGCGATGAATACTTTGCCGATGAACTGGATCGTGAAAACGGTCATGATGCGTTCATGCCATTCCTCGGCGGGTTCAACGATTACTTCTATTCCCGTGGAGTCTTGGCCGCTCGTGTTGAAGATGCCGCCTATAGTGCGGTCAGAGCGGAGACGGTCTTTAATGGCTTCAATGAGCAGGTCAACATCATCACCTGCGTCTTCCGCGTGATCCTCGTGCGCCAGGTGGAAGCAGGCCAACACGATGTCGTAGTCGATGCATTTGATGCCGGCTACTTTGCCGGCAATGCTGTCTCTGACTTCTTTGTCATGCGGGATTTCCACGATCATCGCGGCACCCATGCCGCGACCCGCGGCCTGCTCGATGACGTAATCCTCATCCGACACGCGTTTAGGGGTATGCCTGCGTACAGTGGAGAGCCCGTAAGAGACGAGTGGGCCGGAACCGCGGTAAGCGCGGGCTTCCTGATCCCAGGTCGCGCCACCCAAGAACTGGGCTACGCCGTCACGGACTATGTACCGGCTCGTCTCAGCCAATTAGCGGACTCGCCTGAACGGTTCGAGCAAGAGCATGGCGTGATCCACCAGGCCGCCGGCCTTGCCGCCCTCGGAGCTGCGGCGAGCGGACGGCCCGAATGGCGTGCCGGGGAACGGGGCCTCTTCGCCTACGTCTTCCCTCATCAAGAGCGCGACTGCGTGGCAGATCACTGCCTGCCTGACCTCGGCGGGGAACTCGCTGACAACGACACCGGGGGCATGCGGGTTGACGAGCGGGGACTGTAGGGGGATCGTGTTGCCGCCCATATAGGTGGGGCTGACTGCAACAGCCTCTTCTAGGCCCGCGTCCCAGATGCGGGCGATGCTGCCGGGCATTGTGCCGACAAGCGACGTGCCCGGCGCTGTGAACCCTGTACCGTCAAGGACCGTGATAGACGAGCTGCCCGCCTCGGCGGCCTCGGCGAGCACAGTGTTGCCGTAACCGGCGACGTACTGGTATTGCACGTACATCTCTGCGTCGGAACGAGGGCGAGGACCGAACTGGAGATTGGCCAGGTACCCGGTACCTGGCATGAGCGACACGACAATGCCGCGCTGATCCTCCACCCACGTCTGCTCAAGGCTCGGTAGGAGCTGGAGGTTTTGGAAATCGCAACCCCACGCCAGGGCGTTGATGGACCGCACGGGAATATTGCTCGGGGTGAGATACAGCAGGCCGTCACGATCGGGCCTGGCCCTGGTCTGCTCAGTGCACGTGTGGGCGCCGAGACGCAGTTCAACGAAGTTGTCAGCCCACGCGGAAGCACGTAGGAGGACGTTGAACATTTCTGCGTCTTGCTGTTCCTGATCCCCGCCAGGGATCAAGTCGTCAGTGTCCAGCCACGTCGGGCTTGCCCTGAATTCGGCGACACTGACATAGGGCTGTGTGAGAAGCCCCTCAACAAACGGTGTACTCAATTACTCCGCATCCGAATGTGGACGCTCATAGTGGCCGTGCTCGCAGGATGCGGCGACAACCAGGCGCGGCCACCCAGCAGGGAAGCACTGAAGACACAACGTGTCGTCCCCGCCGTATGGGGTCACCCTGGGAGCCTCTACCGGAGGCTTCCTAGTAGTAGCCGTCAGGGGCGCCTTACGAGGCGGCATTAGGCGTCCCTCTCGGGAAGCGCGAACCCCATTTTGAAAGGCCGCTTCACTTCCTGCTTCTCACCCTCATCCGGTTTACTGATCTCAATGGAGACTTCGTAGCCGTGTTCATCGGTGAAGTTGAGATTCACTATTCCTTGATCCCTTCGCCGCCACAGCGGCCACACGTCTTGAAGAAGCTCCCGAAGCCGCATTCAGTGCATCGGTAGCCGTGGCTGCGTCTTGTAGTGCCTGCGAGAGAACACGCAGCGCCTCCGATAGCGACAATGCCTTTGACGTCATGCGGGTCAACGTCGAACACAGCGTTTCGGCTCGCATAGGTGCGGCCGGACAGCCCTTCAATCTCCCGGCATCCCCTGTCTAGTACGACGCGCATTAGGTCAGCGGATACAGGTGGTTACCGGACTGCGCCGCCTGGGCGGCGAGCTTCTGCCAGTACTGGGAGCCAGCAATGTCGCCCTGCCTCGCCGAGTCGATCGCGTTCTGAAGGAACGCGGCCTTTGCGGCGGACTGACTACCGCAGACTTCTACGTCTTTGTTTCCAGCCATAGTTTCCTTTAGGGGTTGGGTTCCCCTCCCCGAATGCCATTAGTTGGGTCTTATATCGGGGAGGGGAAGGATTGGGTCGGCTTACTGGATGCCGACGATCGCGCCAGACCACTTCGGCGCGTAATGGCAAAGGCTGCCATACCAGTAGGTCGAGCTGTCCCACGTGAATTGAATCGTGGGCCAGTCCACACTCATGTAAGGCTGGACCTCAATCATTTCCGTGGTCTCACCGATGTGAGAGTCAGGGATTGGCAGTACACGACTGTTGATGAACGAGCACCCGGCAGGCATATACGGGTGAACCTCAAGATCCACAATCCGCCCGCTGGGCGAGGACTCATTCACAATGCCAGTGACAAGACCACTGAGATTGGTACCCGACTGGTAATCCGAGGACTGCACGACAATCCGGTAACCCGCGGCACCGCCGTTCTGGGTTTTAATCCAGTCGGACAGTTCACGCCGCTGCGGCGAGGCAAGCCAGACTTCTTCAGGGTCCGCATACACGGAGGCGTACAGCGACGCAAACGCGTCCTGGAATGCCTTGTCACCGTTACCGGTCGTACCGTTCCACAACGGGGCATTCAGCCGGTTAACGTAACCGGACTGCGCCGGGTCCGTCAGGACCGACAGGTAACCGTCATACCCGTTGGTGTTAGCCGTAGAATCCGCGGAAGGAGGCGTAGCGCCACCAGTCACGTAACTCGTGAGGGTGAAAGTGTTCCCGACAAACGCAGTCTGGAACGTCTCACCGCCCGTGGCGGTACCAACGTAAAGGTTGTAACCCAACCCGCCAACCGGTTCCGTGCCCACCGTGATAGTCAGCGTGGAAGTACTACCAGTAGTGGCCTGGCTGACTTCACCGGAAACAACGGACTCGCCGCCACCAGCACGAGCAGTCACCTTCACGTAGTAAGTGGCTGCGGCCAGCGAACCGCCAGTCGTCGCAGTCGCCAGAGTCACAGCGGACGGGGCAGAAACAGCACCCTCGTAACCGCTGGCAGAAGCGCCACGCGAATACAGGATGGCCTTCTCTTCACCCAGGAGGTGAGCCCACAGAAGGCCCATTGTGGAAAGCTGCCGCGAGTTTTCAAACCCGAGGTTGGCAAACTGCGCCTTCCAGCCGACCACATCACTGAGCGACATTTCCATGTACGCCAGAGTGTGCACGTCCATGGCATAACTGATCTTCTGACCTCGGATTAGCGACAGAGCGCCGAAGGTCGGCAGGCCAGCAGTCGAGCCACCGTTTAGCGCGGTCTCCGAATTGAAGAACGGCGAGAGGTCACTAACACCACCCATACCGGTGTTCGTGAACCCGAGGATTCGCCGGTATTCCCTCGCGGTACCCTGACCGCGGGTACGGGTCATCCGGTTCCGCAAAGGCGAGAAACGCGGGACTAGGACTTTAGCAGGGGCTTCGAGGTCGTACGGGTGGAGGTCGCCCGGGACCGTCGTGCTGATGTCTTTCGCGAATGAGTCCCGCAGCGATTGTAGCGCTTCGAGGTCTTGGCGGATTTCGTTTTGCTTTTCCGCGCTGAGACCTTTGCCGACTTGGCCGGAGCCTTCTTGGCCTTTTTCGGCTTGGCCTTGGCTTTGGCCTTCGAGGATTTCGTTGAGCCGGACCGCGAGTGCCTCAAGGCGGTGTGCCTGCATGACATTGCCGGAACCCGCACCCTTCTGAATTCCTGCGTTCAGGCCAAGCTTCGAGGCCGCGAACGCTGGAATAAACCCGTCAATCTTCTTATCGTGACGGTCGATACTCTTCTGAAGCGCGGCCTTCAGTTCCTCAAGCCGATCACCATATTCAGTGGAGGGGAGGCCGGGGCCGAATAGATCTTCCTTAGTAGGCAACTTCTATCTTCCTTTACGCGCTGGCTGCTTCCTTGCAGACCTTCGCGCGTTCCTTGTAATACTTCTTAAGGTCCTGGTCAGTCACCTGCTCAGCAAGCTTCGTGAAATGCGCGGCCTCAACGAGCTTCGCGGCTTTGGAGGCTTCATTACGCATTGTTGCTGGGGCGGTCATGACCGGACCACCGGGAATGGGAAGTGCCTTTACCTTCGCAAGTTCGGTTTCGAGCGTCTTAATACGCTCCTCTGAACCCTTCGTTGCCTCTGCTACAGCAGCCTTCACCAGTGCATCAACATCAGGAGACTTGGTGCTCTCCTGGTTTTCACCGCCCGCAGGGGCGGAAGTCTTATCAGTGTTCGTGTTTTCCATATGTTCCTCTTGAGAAGCCTTTTCCGCTGGTTCCTCAATGGCCTTCAACAGGAGGAATGGGAACCCGTTGGCTGGGTTCTTGACACCGTCTGTACGGTCAACATCCAGCCGGATGATTTCGGTTACGTCAGTCATTTAGTTCCTAAGCCCTGCAACCTTTTCAGGCTTGGCCTCGGTACGTTCGGCCATGCCTTGCGGGGAAATGCCGGCGATCTCGCCAGACTTGATGAGGTCCCATGTGGGCTGGTCCCACCGGACACCCAATAGCCAGTCGCCAGCCGTAACGGTGTGCTCGGCATCGCCGGATTTGATCACCCAGTCAGGACCGCGGTAAATGTAGGACTCGACTACTTCTCCGGCACCATCGGTTCCGTCTTCGTGCCAGCGGCCGACCTTGCGGGACTTGAGCATGTAATTCCATGCGCACTCTTCTACGGCCTCGGCGCCCGCGAAGTCGCGGTAGCCGTCACGTGCCGTTCCCACATCGGGCTTGTTTGCTGGGTAGGCGACTGCGAGCGTGTACCGCTGTTCAGCTACGGCCTTGACGACTCGCCCGGCGACACCCTGACCATCCCAGGTCTCTTCTGGTTCTACGCTGACCTTGATGCGCAGAGAGAGATTTGCAGCTGCCATTAGCAGGTCACCGTGACTGTCTGCGGCATGGTCTCATCAGCCCGGCCGCAACACGAGCAGTAGCCGCAATGCGGCACTTCGTGTGGGTCGGCCAGTAGTTGTAATAGCCGCCACCGTAGGGATAACAATTGGTAATACTAGAAGCACAGGTGTCCATCAAATTCCTTTAAGCAGGCAATAGCGCGCACCTACAGCGCGGATGTTGAGGCGGCGCCACAGCGCCAGAAGGGAACGGCACACCGAGCGGCCTACGCCCAGCTTCCTGATTCCTTATGCAAGCCGGGCAGGCCGTAGAGTCCTCGGTCTGCCAGCGGACTTCCCAGAGACTGGCCGCCCGGTAGGCGTCGGCAGCGGCAGCGTTGATAGCCCTGGTGGCTTCCGTCGTGGCAACCAGCTCGGCGGCGTTCGTGTCGGACAGGTACGCGCTGACCGCGGCAGTCATCCCCGCCAGATCATCGGGGCCTTCGGCGAGGATCTTGGCGAGGGCCTGAATCCTGGTGTGAACGATCTGGGTGAGCCACCCGTGTCCGTGCTGTTCCATGAAGTCGCGGCTGTTGAAGCCGCGCCCGTGGCCGCCGTGCTCGGCGGCTGACTGTTCGCCGATCGTCCAGGCGGCCGACCACAGTTCAGTGAGGACCGGACGTAGCGCCTCGCGGAGCGCGGCGTCTATGCCGTGTTCAAAGAGCCAGGTCTCGGCGGCGGCCACCTTCGGCCGCGGTCTGGCCTGCATCCAATCCAGGACAATGGCCGTGACAAGAGATACCGCGCTTAGGGCGCTAGCCAGTGCTCCGGCGTATACGGCGACCAGGGCGAGGTCTTGTTCCCAGGCTGGCCACTGCTGTGGGGGTGGCTGCTGGCTTTTGGGGCAGCACCACCCGCCTTGAACACGTACTTGCCCCAGTGCTCCCCGAGTAGGTTCGTATCCAGCTCAAACAGCTCTTCGGCGGCTGACTCGAACTCGAAAGGCCTTGATGGGTCTGGGTGCTTCAGCACCCATGCCTTGAAGGTGTCCAGCTCTTTCGCCGCAGCGGCGGCGGTCTTGCCTCTACCGGCCGGACCGATCGGCCGGCGCTGCGTCGGGGACTGCGCTTGCCCCTGCTGCGGCTGTGCCGACTGGCCGGGAGCACCCGACGCGCCAGGACCAGCCGGAATCGTCGGGTTCTCCGACACTGGTTCAATCAGCACGCCTGGTGGCGCACTCTCAGATGCACCCTGAATGAACACGACACCGCGGGCTGTCTGCACCATCGGCATATCCGCCTCTGGAAAGTCAAAAGGCGGCAGGCCATCGCGCGCACGTGCCTCATTCAACGTCATCCGCGCGGACTGCGTTTTGTTCTGCACAACTTCGTCAACTGCGGCCTCGTCTTCCTCTTCGAGCCCGAGGAACGCGAATTCCAGCTCGGGGGGAAAGTCGAGTTGTGCGCGGCTGATTGCGGTCAGGAAACGGGCGAACCAACGGATGTCCGGGAGCCGGAAACGCCGGTAGCCGACTGCTTCCTGACCTTCGTGATACCCAGCAGAGCCGAGTCCGCCGCGCTCAGTGAAACCAAGCTCGGGGAGCATTACCCCGTAATGCATCCCGACTCTGGCGATAAGATGCAGATCATAATCTGCCTTGTATCGCTCCTGGATTTGCTGGGGTGTTACAGGCTCAATGCCAGGTGGGAGAATAGGAAAACGGTAACGTTCAGCAGTGCGGCCAGCGTAACGATCATTAAAAGCCTTCTCATATTGCAGTAGTTGCCTGGCAGACCAATCGACATCGCCGGTGTTACGGAAAAACTGGGCGGGCTGCGTGCCTTCGGTGTATTCGGCGAGCATCCACCCGAAACGCTGATTGTACAAAAGGCCGTCGAGCAATGCTTGTTCTGTCGCGGAGAACCCGTAGGGGGTCCGTGTGCGGACGACACGGCGTTTGTAAATCAACTGGCTGGCGGACATGCCGCCGGGGACGACTGTTTCACCGTCAATATCCACGGTGTCAGCGACGAATTCCCCGCGGGGAAACCCGTAGAGAATCTGCTGGAAAGCAGGGTATGGCGGCAGCGGCCTGCCGCCCTGCTCGTCCAGCAGCGGTTTAATCGTGGAGGCGTCCACAATCATCAGGTCGTGCAGATCCCCGCCGTAGGTGCGGCGAGGATAGACGGCGATCGCATCCCAGGTGAGCTGTTCCTCAAGAGCGGCGCTAATCCAGTCGCTGAATTCGAGACCGTTTTTCCGATCCGGGACTTCCCAGAAGTCAGAAGCCTTCTCGATCTGCTTCTCATACTTCTGGCGTAGCTCGTTCTGAACATCTTCTTTGCTGCGCCGGGATTTGCGGGCAATCGCTTCCGCTGCCCGCGATGAGACACGGATACCCCAGTCAAGGGACGCCAGCTCAGTTTTCCTGACTTCAATGCAAGCCCGGAATAGTGGTGTCTCCGACGCCTCTTTGAGCGTGTCCCAGCTAACAGATTTCTGGTCGAATAGCTGGAGGTTCCAACTGAACGGGTATTGCCATTGCCGTGGCTCCGGCATCCCCGTGTCGGGGCGAGGCGCATCAAGCGGTTCGATCGGCAGCGGCCATTGCGGGCCGAACTGCGCGGAAAGCCACTCGTCCGGGCGAGGGAGAATCTTGCCCTGGCCATCCATATCGTAATGGCCCATGTACTGCGTGAGAGCTCTTGCGAGGTCTGAAACGTCGCTTGTCTTCGCGCCAGGCGGGAACTGCTGGGGGCCGGAACGAGTGGCTAGCGCAGTGCTGCCGCTGGCTTTCTCGGCGCGGTTACGCTGCCAGAACGCCAACGCTTTCCTTCAAGAAGGCTCCAATATAGTACGTGTATGCCGGAGGAATAGATTCGTTAATCTCCTCACGCGTCATCCAGTCAATGCCCATGACATCCCGCTCAGCTTGCGCGTGCCCGATGCCTTTGAGAGGCGTTTTCTTGCCGCTTGGGCCATGCCCGTACACGGGCACGGACAGTAGCGAGTGGTCATGTGGGCCGGGGTCCGGGATGAGAATGTTTGACTCAAACAGCCTGTGTCGCCGGAGGCCGACACGCCCATTTCCAGGCCACCATGTGACTAGCCCGAATTGGCTGCCGCAAAGGATTAGAGGATCGATGAGAGGCGAACCGGGCACATTCTCAATGACGTAAGGCTTTCCGGTAGCCTTCAGCCGATCGCGGATCGGTTCAACAAGCCTGGGGTAAGACTCGGCGTGCGGGTTAATTGATTTCGTGACACTGTAACCCTGGCAGGGCGGGCTAGCGTGGAAAACGTCGAAACCGTCAAGGGGGAATGTCAGCGCGTCCGCCTGGTGAAACTCATACGGATAGCGCGGCTGCGGCCGGATATCCACGCCTATGACTTCAAACCCAGCATCGGCATAGCCTTTGGCTGCGCCTCCTGCGGAACAACACAGGTCTAGAAGTCTTGGCCGACCCATTGACCGCTTAGAATCGCATCGAACCATTCAGAGCCGTTACGCCGTTCCGGCTCATAGAAAGCGAGCAAGAGAGCGTCAGCGTTGTCGGGGCTTCGCCCCATCCGCTTGATAATTTCGTCCTTCGCCTCTATCTTGATTCTGCCTTTGAGGTCAAACGTGTAATGCGGCTCCAGCATCTGCGCAACAGTCCGGTCAGCATTTTCCATACCGGACAAGTCGAACAACCGTTGCTCGGCGGCGATCCGCCCGCATTCCCACCACAATTGGCTGCGGAGGTTGTAGTACTTCTCGGGGTCTCTGGCTCGCTCACTGACATTCACTCCATGGACATGCGCGCTATGCGCGCCCAGTTCCCGTAGGTTCCGCAGCTCTCCGACCAGGCCGTGACCTATGCCGATGCTGTCCACCTTTACCGAATCGGCACCGGTGGCCTTTATCGCATGGACTACCAGCCGTGCGATGTTCTCCGGCTTGTCAGAACGTTCCCGCCATTCGCGGCCTGCGACCAGGCCGCGGCGCTCACGAATGACTGTCTCGTCACCGCCGCCGCCGACATCCACCCCGAGCTGCACGGGTAGCAGCTCTTTCTTTGACCTTGGCGTGCCTGGGATGCTGCACGCGTAAATGTCTGTCATCCTGATGACGGACCAAGGATGGTCTGTCGGGAATTCCCCGAGCACCTTGGCCACGTACAGGGGATTGTCGATACCCCATTCCGCTTCGCGGTCGGCAACCCACTGTTTAGACGTAAGAAGCTGCTGTAGCTCCTGGGGGATACGTTCGCCTGTGAAGTTCGGTGAGTCGAACGCGCTGATCTTGAAGGATTTCCAGCCAGGAACACCGGAACACAGATCCCTGAAATGCGAGTTGGGATCGTCGGGGTTACCGATTGCCAGAATCCGGCATGTGTCTGCGGTCGTGATTGTTTCGACCGCAGTCCACAACCATTGATCGATCCCGCATGCCTCATCGAGAATGACCAAGACATATTTCCTGTGAATTCCCTGGAACGCTGACTCTGAATAGTCCGGGGGTTTACGCCCCATTCCTACAAGGCGGTCACCGACTAGCCAACGGTCGGTGCGCTGGACAACGCCAGGCAGGTGGGCTCTGTCGTGGAGACCGCGGATCTCTTCCCACAGAATCGCGTGCACCTGGTCAAGGCTCGGCGCTGTGGTGACGACCATGGTCTGATCCGGGGGGTGGGTGTCTACCCACCAGGCCGCCAGGGTGGCGGCTAGGAAACTCTTGCCGACACCGTGGGAGGACTGGACAGCAGTACGCTTATTGACGGCGACAGAACGCGCTATCTTCTGCTGCAACGACCAGAGGTGAACTTTGGCCCTGTCCTTGGCCCATTTCACCGGGTCGTTCTCCATGGACCGCCGCTCGAAGATCGCGGCGGCGGCATCCCACGGGGAGGGGTCAGTCCTCGGGATCGAGGCCAACATTGTGGTCTTGCCACGGCTCGTGAGCCGGAGCGGCAGTGATGGCGCGCAGTTCTTCGGGGACGATCGTCATGGCGAGCTGCTGTTGCCGGTAGGTCAGGCCGAGGCGGTCAAACATGCGCTGTACAGCGGAGGCGATCATGACGGCCTGCTGTTCGGCGATCTCCGTGCGGCGGTCGCTGATGTTGAGGCGGGCCATCACGTCGAGGACTTTCATGCAGCGATCCAAGGCCCGCTCATAGAGCGCGACCTCGGAGCGGAGCTGTTCACCAGTCGCGGACTGGTACCGCAGTTCATCGATTTTGGAGCGGAAAAACTCTTTGGCTGCCCAGACTTCGCCAGCCAGGTGGGCTAGCGCCTCAACCGGATCGTCTATTCGTTCGTAACCGGCTGTTTCGAGCATCCTGAGCGCCATTTTCTTCGCGTACCAGTTGTTAGCCCGGCGCACCGCGGCACGCTGCACATTCGGTGTGCCGGCCCCATGCCACCAGCAGACAATATGGCCGGTAGAGCAATACCGTTTGCACTGCTTGCCTGTCTGCCGCGATTTGGAGCGGCACTGCCTTTTAGGCATGACTAGATCGGGGTCTAGGTCTACTTCTGGCAATTGATCCCTAGTGGTGATTATTGTGGGGGCCGACAGGATTTACACCTGTGATCTCACGGCCTTTGCCGTGCGCTCTATTTGCTGAGCTACGGCCCCCATGGGGTGTGGCTCCGGGGGTACTTGCGCGGATGGTTTCCCAGCCCGGAGCCGAACTTAGAAGGGTATGGAGGGTGCCGAAACCCACGCCAGCCGAGGCCAGCCGCCAATTTCCGCATACCCTTTGGTGGACGTGACGGGAGTTGAACCCGTGTCTAGGTCGGTGCAGATTTTGAGGGTCTGCCCGTGCCACGATGCCTGGCACGCCCTTGTCACACCTTGCGGTGTGACTGGTTGTGATCCATTGCCATTGGCAGGGATCACAGCAGCTTGGATCTTGCCGCCTGGGATCGACCAGGCGGCCACATTGACAAGTGGCGGGGGCGGGGATCGAACCCGCGACCTCCGGATTATGAGTCCGGCAAGCTACCACTGCTAACACCCCGCTATGATTACTGCATGTGCAGAAACCCGGAGTTGCTTGCCTCATTGGTGAACGCGGCAAGGTACGCCCTAGAGGATGAGGGGGCCTACCTGGAATGGATCGATTCCTATTACCGTCAGGCCGGCAAGCCTGTGCCCGAGGGCGCCGCGAGAGCGATGATTATCAATCACACGCGGTACGCGATGGAGTCCGGCTCCGATGAACTGCACCTCGGCCTTTAGGCCGTCAGCGCTGTCGTGAAATAACCGGACATCTTTGATGTCTCTAGCCAGCGGCGAAAGAGTGGGGTTCAAGAAACCCTGTACTGCGTGAGTAAGAACAGCGGAGCTGTTCTTACGAACAGTTACTACTACTGTTACTGCAATGGCCCGCTACAGCGGGCCAGTAGGAGAGGGAGGAGAGGGAGGGGAGTGTGAGGGGAGGGGGAGGCCCGTTTTCTCCCTCTACTATTAACACCCTCTCGGGACCGCCTCAGCGGGACACACAATCTGATAACTATTTTATAACGATTACGTTTGCGCTGGTCAGGCATAGTGGAGACAGGTAAAGGGCAATAGCTGCAAGGCCCCCTATTTGGGGGCGACCGGCCTTTGTCGCCTGAGCTTCGCTAGATTGGCATCAAGTTTCCCATACATCTCTGCGTTCGACTTATCGATCTTCTTGGCGAGTATGTCGGCTATGCCGTCGAGCAAGCCTTGCATGAGTTCTTCGGGGCTTTTATACCCGAGTAGTTCCGCCTGGTGCCCCCGCACCCTTCTGTTAGTTTCCTCGAACATGCCCTGTATGTGGGCTACTTCCTTGTCGATCAGTTCCCTTACCTCTCGCCCTTCGCTTTCGATGAGCTTCACGAGGTCGGTTTCAAAATCAGCCTTCATGCGGGCCAGGAGTCTTTCGGTGGCCTGGCGTTCCTGCCTGGCGTCTTTCGTGGCCTCGTTAAGGGCGCGGGTTAGTTCCCGGATCTCGTCTGCCGACGTGGGAACGGGTGATTTACGATTCATGGCTGAAACCCCGGCAAGGGCGGCAAGCCCCTTCAAGAACGTCATAAAGGTTCGTGGACTGGTGTCCGCACAGCGGGCACGAGAACACCGGGACCACTGTCAGGGGGAACCCCTGCGAGGGGCGTGCCTGGAACCATTTCCGTTCCTCCCCGCCGACCACCAGGGCGCCGAGTACGCGCCAGTTCCCCGCGTACTCGAACGACAGCATGTCAGTGCCGCCCATTTTCGGGCGCAGGAGTTTGGGTGCGGACTGCGGCACGAAAATCATTCAGAGCCTGCCGTCGAACATCAGCATCGCGGTTACTGCTGCGATCTCGGCCGCCTCCTGCTCGGCGAGCATCATCCAGCCGTCCGGATGGGTGAGGATCAGCGCATCCGCTTGTGCCCGTGTCAGGCTTTGCGCATCACTCCATGTGCAGTACTGGTGTTTATGGAATCCGCCGTGGTTGAGTGGACCGAGGCAGCACCCGCCGTGAATACAATACGACTGGCATCCGAGGAACCCCATTTACTATCCCGCCCCTTTTTCTTTCTGTTCTGCTTGCGTTCTTGAACTGCGGTTTGATGCTGTCGCGCTAGCACTCTCTCAACGGCCGAATCGACCAGCGGCCGGATTCCGAAGATGACTTGTTCCGCGACGACCTGGAAGAATTCTTCCGGACTCTTAGCGCCGGCAGCAGTCGCCACCGTCATGCGAATATTGTCCATGGTCTTATCTAGAACGTCCTGGATTTCTTCCACTGCGAGTCTTCGACCGTTGTCAAGCAGATTCGCGACGCTCTCAGCGACCGTGCTTTCGATCTGCCTCCGCTCAGCTCTCAGCTTGGCGGCAGCCGCGTTAGCGTCCTGTATCGCCTCATGCAGTCCGCGCGTAAGCGCACGAACCTCTTCCTTCTCCTCCTCCGTCATGCCCCCGCCCTCTTGAAATAGCCAGGCGGCTCCGTGTCGTCGGAGCCGTCCCACGCCATAGCCGCCAGGACGGCGCGCGTGAACGCGCCACTATCAAGCCCCTGATAACACCATCCGCGGTCAATCGACCACGGGGCATCTTTGGGGATAGTGACTATCCGCCAGTTGAAAAGCATCGCGTGAACCTGGATCAGATGAGTGTCAGTTTCCCTGACCTGGTATCCGCCATGGATCGTGGTCAGTGCAACACCGCTGATGTTCTCGAAGTAGGGGCGCATCTTCTCAAGAACGCGCTGGCGGTCGTCAATGCTCTGAATCGTCATTGTCGTCACCGCCCATGAACCAGCGGCGTTCAGCGGCCTGCCATGAGAACCCCATCATCCCGAGGAACCAGACCGCCTGAACTGCGACCAGACCCCAGCCGGGTTGGAGTAGCCCGGTGGCGAGCTGGGAGCCGCCGAAGTAGGCGGCGACGATCGCGAGGACCACCCACCAGCGGAACCCGTCCTTGTTCACAGGCCCCGCCTCCCGAACCAGCCGGATAGGCCGACCACGAGGGACAGGATGAGGCAGAATGCACCCCACCCGATGGCCAGGGCGACGCGTGCCCGAGGCGTGCCGGCGGGTATCTGCGCGATCAGCACCCCGCCACCGGCGGCGGCCACAACCATGCAGGCGGCCCGTCTCCACCGGAATCTCCTCATCCGGTTTTCGCCGCCTTCGCCTGGTGGTACTGCGCTGCCAGTACCCGCGTTGCCGGGCAGCCCGTAACCGCGTGGAAGTACAACGCGAGGAACGCGCCTGCGGGCAGATTCGTCATGAAGACGACCGCAAGCAGCGCTTGCGTGGCTAGCCGCGGAAGGAGCCACAGCGACACACCGGCTGCCATGTCAATACCGACGATGGCAGACGGGATGAACACGATCAGGGACCGCGCCGCCAGGCGGCGCCACTTCAAAGACACATTCCCCCCCACACTGTTGCCGAACAAAGGTGGAGGACGAGTCACCGTCAAGGGCTTCACTAAGCGCCGTGAGGCGCGGGGAGGTAGGAGCCACCTGTACCGCGCACACCCGAACCCCCGGCCGGGGGGACGGGGGTCAACCTCTCTCACGGCCACCTTCGGGGGCATCCCCTCAAGTGACCCGCCCTCCGAGGCCCCGCCAGGGAGCCTCAACCTGGCCACCGTGTTACCGATGACCAGCGATGGAACGGTAACACGGCAGCTACGCAGCGTCAAACCGGGCGCGGTGTTTCCGCTGGTCCCTCGCGGCCTCTTCATAGGCCAAGACGCGGCATAGCAGGCCCCCGGCGCGAGGGTCAGACACCTTGCAGCGGAACGTCAAACCCAGGTCATCGGAATACACGCCCACAAAGGCAGCTTCGACCCCCTTCTGACCTGGGGTTTTGCGCATCCATAGGGCCGGTCCGGTGTCATTGCCTTTAAGCGCCCTCAAAGTGCGCGTTTTCGCAGGTGAACACCCATCGCACACCCGCTCCCGCGAGCGAGCCGCAAACCACCTATCGCAACGGCAGCAAACCCTCGCATTCCGTGCCGCCAACTGCGGCACCAATCTCGCCCTATCAAACCCAAAAGTTTTACAATCCACTCCAAAACACCACCAAAAACACACACACAAAAACACAAACAACGGCCCACAGGCCACCAATAAAAACCATACCACAATGGCACAATAACCGCCCACAACAAGGGCGGCAAACCATTCAATACCAACCCAAAAAATATTGCGGGCAACCGCTGCGCGCCCATCCCCACACCCCGCTAAAACATTCGACAACTGCCCTCTTGCTGCAATGTTAACGATCATTACATTATGACGACTCGTTAAGCAGCAATATTGGTGCCCAGCTTTGTCGCATATGTCTGTATAGGTAGGCGCCTCACATTCGACATATAGTCGAGCATGCACGACCAGGCATGATACTTAGACATCTAAGTGTGCTACATCATGTGCTACACACATGCCCTCATACCATCTTGCGAGCTCTACTCCTGGTGTGATGTAGGTCACGTTGACAGGATTGTAAGAGTAAGTCAGACTGTGGATTGTTCGGCTGGTTGGTTCGGCCGGATGGGCGCCTCTCGGAGGCGCCGGTTTGGTGCTTGATAACTCCATACCGGTAGTCAAACGCCAGCCCTGTAGGTGTGGGCTGGCGACCTATAGCCCAAGCATGGAACTACGGCGGTGCCGTAAGCCTGCGAGTGCCAGACCAGCGTGAGACTTACCCCTGTAGGGGTTTGGAGCGTGTTTGCTGACGTGGACCTTGGATACTACGGAAAGCCGGTGTGGGGGGAGTATTCGTGAATAGTGGGTTGATTCTCCTCTGATTGGGGTTCATGGCGAAGCTATGCCATGAGCCTTGAGGATGCGCCTCTGTGGAGGCGCGTTCTGAGGGCGCCTCTGTGGCGTCCCAAACGAGAGGAGAGGCGATGTCTACCAAGATGATCGTTGTCGTGTCTGCGTGGGTTCTGATCATCGCTGTGGCCATTCTCGCGAACGGCTACGGGTACTGATCATGGCATCGGTCAAGATCGGTGATCACAAGTGCACTGACGAGACAGTGAACCGTGCATTGGATCATCACAAGGAAACGCATCTCATCCGTGGCTGGTATCGCGTCTATGACGCGAGGATTGTCACGCTGGCCGGAGGTGAGGTGCTGACACTGCGCAGTCTGCGCGATGCTGCCTTGCTCGTTCATGGGTTGGGTAGTGCCGACCATGCGGTTAGGAATGGTCGGGCTGATTTGTCCTAGCTGGTTTGGTGGTGACCCCACGGTGTGGGGTCGCTGCCATGGCTGTTAGGGCCAATCGAGAGGAGAGAATCAGCATGGGAATACAAGAACGTGCTCTACAGGTATGGGCCGATAGGGTGATGGCTCTTATCGATTCTGACATCGTGAACCCGGAGATGGATGTGCCGGCGGATGTCAATTCGTTCTCTGCGTTGCATGACTATGTGGACGCGAACGAGTACCTGTTGCAGGGCGTGCCCGATCCTGGTGATTGGGAAGCATGGCAAGAGCGTATGAATGCGGTGTCTGACATCGTGGACATGCGCCTACGTGCCCGGCGACCGTTGGACAACGTGTCCATTCCTGTGATTACCGATGCGGTCACACGTGACCTGCACACAGGTACCACTTGGGATGACATCAAAGACAGGACAGTGACGGAGCTGTGTGCAGCTAAGCAAGCTGCGTTGCTCGCTGCTGTGCGGGACATGCCCGAGCACGCGATAGAGCGGCTGTCTATGTGTCATGCGATACGGGTTTTGGATTGGTTCTTGGGGACCAATCGTCGGTCGGAGATTCCGGACTAGGTGTTGACAGTGGTGCGCCTCTGTGTGGAGGCGCGTTGCTGTAGGTACCTAGTGCCTAACCAAAGAGGAGACAAGGGAGTCAACATGAATGAGCAGTATTACGTGTTCACCCTACCGGGTGATGACTGCCCAGTGTGGGCGGAAATGTTCCTGGCGGATGGCAGGCATGTTGTTGGGCCTACTCCGTTCGGATGTGTATCGAGTGCGGTTGACGGACTCATACGCCTCCATCCCATGGCAGTGGTTGACGAGTTGGACACGCCAGCGGATATCGGCGCGGCGCGTCGTTGGGCGCGGGTGATGCCGTTGGAAGACATTGCGGCGTGAGTGGTTGGTCAATGGTTTGCAGGGCTCCACCGTGAGTGGAGCGCTGTTGACTGTTGAGTGACAACAGTTGAGAGGAGACGAGAATCAATGGGTGCTAAAGCGCTACGGAATGCTGCCAATATCCACAAACTACTAGTGGATTGGGAGGGTTCCTGTGTCCTGTATCGCATGTGCGTATCTGGGCCTAGCGGCCAGCGTTGGGATAAGCCGATTGCGCGTGTCCGCTACGCGTATGACGATACAGGACATGAATTGGCGGTTATCGACCTTACCTCGGGTGAGGTAGTCGGGTATCTATATCGGTCTACCGACTTTAAGCACATGGGCATGTGGACTGTGCAGAGTCACTGTGACGACATTCCCGACTATGAATTCAATCGCTTGCTTGGGTGGTCAAGCTGCGCAGTGTTGGGCGCCGATGTGCTTGTGAATGGCGCGTATGCGGCTACTGCGAATCATGATCATGCGCGTGTGTCGCGCGGTAAGTGGGTTGCGTATGTGCCGAAGGATTGAGGTTGGTTGGTTGAATCCCCCACCCTGTAGGGTGGGGTGTTGAGTCAATCAGGACTCTACGCAAAGAGGAGAGAATCACATGGATGCTTTCGAGTTTGATTACTCGGGTTCGCCAGAATACTCCGTGGATGCTGCGCCTAACATCATGACGATTCATGTGTCTAAGGCTGGTGGAGGCACGGTAGGCCAGGCCTACGCCGGCGGATGGGATACGGCGCTCGTGGTTGATGGGCATGTGGTCCACAAGTACGAGTACGTCACCCGCGGACAGGATGCCCTGACTACGGGTACGCCTAAGACGCATGCGGAAGCCGCTCGCATCTACGCGGAAATGATGGGCGAACAGTTGGGACGTTGGTCAGAGGTACTGGCCATGTTCGCGGACGACTCGGACAGCTAGACACTGCCCCACTGTGCCCAATGCGCTACCTCGGTAGTGCGGGCATTGTGGAGTGTGCCTAGATGAGAGCACACGTAAGAGGGGAGACAAGAGTCAACATGGTTAGCATTCATACACCTGCGGGTTATGAGGGTGTGGAGTATGACGATGGGACGGTTCATGCTGTGGACCTGTCCGATTGGCTGGACGATGGGCCTCTGTGGCGCGCAGAACCCGTGTGCGGGTCCGCGGAGACGCGCCCAGGCGATGAGGCTGGGCATCTGGCGACGCATCGTAGTGAGGTTACGTGTTGGGAGTGTGTGAGCATCATTTCCTAGACGCTGACAGTAGAGAAGGATCAACACCCATTGTGGTGTTGATCCTTTTTTGCTGTAGGTGCCTAAACGGAGGTATCTAACAGAGGGGAGAGAATCAAATGGGAACCACCAATTGGGGCAATCTCACGCTCGCGGAAGCGGCCGGACTATATGAAGTCATGCGCGCCGCGGAAACCAACGCCACGGTTATTTGGGGTCGTGTGGATTGGCCGGCGGTTGTGCGGCATGCTCGCGCGATTGTCCGCTATCGGGATGGAGTCGAGACAGTCTCGATTCGCAGCGATGATATCCGTGATCTGTTCTTGAAGGTTGTCGACGACCGCGGTAATTCCGCTTACTGGCATGTCGCAGGTTTGATGCGGGATTACAGCATTCAACGTTTCGTTGTTAATCCTGTTGGGGTCTAGCCTTTCTCCTTAATGGTCAAAGTGAGCATATTCTCACATCCTAGAGTGTGAGGTTATTGTCACAGTGACCATTTTGGAGTACGGCTAGAAACGCACAATAAAGGGGAGAGAATCAATGGATAAGCATGGCATCTATAACGCCAACGGAGTTGGCAGCGTTGAAAGCGGAAGTTGGTCTGTAATGAGTATATCGTCAGGAATTAACGAGAAGCTTATTGCGCGGTATGCCACGGTGCCCATGGGTGCGGGTAAATGGTCGGTTTATGACTGTGCGACACAAACTTTCGTAGCGCACTGTGAAAGCCACCCCTCCGCATTGCGTGAGTGGCATATTCTCATTGGTCTTAAGAGTCGCTAGCGTGTTCCATTCCAGCCGATTCCTCGGCTGGTTTGGTGCCCGCTAGGGCAGAACTAACCAGAGGAATTGGAGAATCAATATGGAAAACAACACGCCTGCCGCGGACAACACGTCAGAACGCGAGATCAGGCAGCATCTCGCCATGATTGAGCAGAACACACGGCAGACACGGAACGCCATGTTCCTTGTGGCGTGGATCGCTGTGCTCGTCCTGGCTGTGTCGGTCATCGCGGGTGTGGCGGCCGGTATAGAGCTGGGGCACCACAACAACACTGTGGTGTCCCCGTACTGCCAGTCCCAAGGTGGAGACGTGGCAGGATGCTAGACACCACATACACGGTGTTGTCTGGAGGCCACTACGTTAAGGTGGCTGTGTCGAAGGATGAGGCCTACCAGGCAGCGGCCGACCACACGCGCGGCCGGATAGAAGTAGTCCAGGGCACAGAGTGTCCGGTCACGGCATGCGTGTACAACGACAACCACTTTGAGTCCGATGTGTTGCCGACGCCGGTAGCGATGTTTGAGAACGGGGAACAGGTACCCATTCCATGAAAGATGTGACAGACGAGATAGACAATCTCTTGACCAAGAGTGATCAAGAAAACCTCATCTCCGGCCAGTTCCCCATGGTCACCTTCGGCGGAAGCCACATCATCCGCTATGACCAGGAGACGAAACGGTTCATTGAAGAGTGGCGCACGGACGTGCGCTGAATTCCAGTAGGCCATAGGCTACACACCGACCTCGATGTGTGGCCTTTAGTGTACTGGACAACATTGAGAATCAACAATAGGGAGAATCAGTTGAACACACTCATGCCCGAAAGAGAGCAGATGCCCCTCGAAACAGGGGCGGAACTCCTGGACCAGGCCGCGAACTTCTATCGTGAATTCGCGGTACTGCCAGGCTCTACCTACGCGGACATGCTAGCCGCATGGGCGATGCACACCTATGTGTTCAAGGCGTGGAACTTCACGCCGCACCTCGGGATACTGTCCGACCTACCCGAATCGGGTAAGAGCAGAGTCCGCAGGCTAACCACCCTGCTCTCGGACAGGCCGAAAGTCTTGGAAGGCAACTACAGTGCACCGACGTTCGTTCGGTGGATGGTTAAGAAATCCAAGACTGGTGGGATAGTCGCCATGGATGAGACGGACCGGATTTTCCGCACGGAAAACTCCGCTCCCCAATTCCAGGGACCATTCAATTCCAGTTTCGCATGGGATGGAACCAACGACAAATGCTCAGGCTCGGATGAGATCATTGAACAGCCGATCTACTGCCCGATCGTATTCGCCGGTCTCCGTTTCCTGCCGCGTGCATGCATGACGCGCAGCATCCTGGTTTACATGGAGAAGCGCAAACCGGAACAGGAAATCAGCAAGTTTGATCCCAGAATCCACAGTTCGTGGGGAGTGGGAATCGGGCAGTCAATGGGACAGTGGGCAAAGATGAACGCGCTCGAACTGTCCGACGCAATGCCAGACCTGCCAGACGGTTGCGAAGACCGGAAGGCAGAGAAATGGCAACCGCTATTCGCCATCGCCCAGGTCGCCGGCCACGGGTGGCTAGAACGCATCCACGCCGCCTATGAAGAGATCACGGGCGGCATAGCCGCAGAACCCGTGTTGTCTCCGCTGGCACAGCTCCTCCTTGACATCCGCAAGGTATGGACTGGGGACCGCATGTACAGCACTACCCTCATTCAGCGCCTCATGGTGCTGCCGGGCGCTCCGTACGCCACCAGGTGGCCGAAGGACAACCCGCTCGTCGCCAAGCAGGAGCTGGCGACACTGCTTCGGCCCAAGGGTATCGGGCCGAAGAAGATGCGGATTGAGGGCGGCGACCCCGCCGCAGGCTACGAACGGACCATGTTTGATCCGCTTTGGGCCGAACAGGATGCCAGCGTGGCAAATCAACCGGAACATGCGGAACAACCGGAACACGCCAGCTAGGAGGCGGTGTTACGGTGTTCCGGTCTCCACTAAAGTAGGTGCATCACCTTCCCTCCCAGCGCTGCCCGCTTGGCGCTGGGAGGGGAATCACCGCGTTTTGGGAGCGACACGCGGAGGCCACAGACATTGAGGGATTACAGCCAACGGCTAGCGAGGCTGCGCGCGGAGATCACCGCCCGCGAGGGCGAGTTGGAAGCGCTGCGCGCCGAGCTAGCCGAGATAGAACGCCTCCAGCTCTATGCAGACATCATCAGAGTGTGGAGCGAACGCTACCCCGACCGCGGGGGCCTGCCCTCCGCGACGATCCGCGACCTGTTGCGCGGCATGAACAACCGGCCCTACGCGGAAGACTGGGATTCCGCGCGGAGTGGCCAGCACAAGCTGTCCGCCGCTATCGGCGAAGAAGTCGAGTCCACGAAGGTGCGTGAAGTCCCCAGTCAGCGCCTTGTCCAGGGGTACCGGCGCGAGGAGATACAGGCAGCGCTCGAACGCCTCACGGAGTGAACACGCAGCGTGTTACCGGTGTTTCGCTTGACATTGGCAACATCGGGGTGTAGTCATGTGCGGTACGCACAGTGACTGCTGGGACGCGCAATCCTATGGGGGGAGGCGCGGCAGCGGTCAAGTTAGGCCGCAACATGGATAAGTACCGCACCTACACCGCCTGGCACACCATCGCCTTGTTCACTGTGTGGGAAGCCACGGTAATCGGCTGCGTGCTGGCATCTGACTGCCACTACAGGCGCCGTTACCCGGTAATGGCAGGGCTCGCCGCGACAGCGGCACTCGCCGCCATCCCGTACATCTACAGACGTAGGCGCCGCACCAACCAGGGGGGATTAATGTATCCGCACATCCGGGAGGAATGGGCAGAAGCGCTCTACTCGGGGATATACCCGCAATCCAAATTCCATCTAGAGGATTCCTGCGGGTTCACTCCCTTGGGTGTGCTCTGTCATCTCGCCTGGAGGCGAGGGTACCTAGCCCGAGGGCTAGGAGCACAAGGAATAGTCGAATACCGGACAATACCAATCGCATGGTGGCAGCCGGTCGCGCTGGACGCGCAGACACTTGTCCTGCCGGCCGGCGTGATGGCCTGGTCCGGCATCACCGAGCGCGACCCGCTGGTGTACGACGTGGCGGGATGGCCAGAGATCTACCTGTCAGCGCTCGCTAACGGGGCTGGCTGGCCGTTGGATCGGCTTGCCGAGGTCATCTTGTCGCAGCGGAGGGGTTCGCTGGCGCCGACGCAACAGGTTGTGCCTACCCCGCCGCCGAGGTTCGGATTGTCCCCGGATGCCGTATCTCCAAACACAGTTATTGGGGCAAGCGGGTAGAAACTTTCGTAAATCTCACGATAGGCCACGACCCAAATGTATCGTGGCCGTACATAGCTCCACTGGGACGCGAAGCGGTAACACGCGCTGAGGGGCGCGGCCGAGCCAGGGGCCTAAACCCGGAGGAGGAAACGGAATGACAGCAGCCGTAGCAGAAGCCCCGGAGGCTGACGCCACCGAGGAACAACCCCAATGCCGAGGTCGGTGCGGTGAACAGCTCACCCCCGCAGAAATCGCGAAAGGCCGCAAATACAAGACCGGCCACAAGCCAGGCCAATGCGCCGTGACCATCACGCACATCGGCCACACAGACCAAGAAGTGCTCTCCGCACTCCGGTCACTCAGACTCGTCGAGCGCATGACCTACGAGTTTGAAGGCGCCCAGTGTATCCGGCTCGAAGAGACCGATGAAACCACAGAAGGCGCTGTCAAAGTTCTCCGCTGGTTTCTCCAGCGCGGGTAACTCCGTAATGGGCGGTCCCCTCCCCCTAGCAAAGGAGTCTCACCCAAGATGCAAATCACTCTCGCAAATTCCGACACACAGAACCTAGCCGCGCTCGTCATAACAGGAATATTCATGACCCAGGCTTCCCCGGAAGTCTGGAAAGAATACTATGCATTCCTAGCGAGAAACCGAGACGGCAGCATACGCGGCCCGATCGACACTGCCGCGACCAAAGAAGACCTCGTTACCGCGGTCTATGAAATGGCCGAGATACAAGGGGCTCTTGCCGTCGCGCCGCTGGGATTGGCGATACGCGGCGGGGAACAGATATGAGCGGAATGCACGCCGGTCCCAGCCGCAACCGGGACCGGTACGCATATGTCTTCTGCTGGCTGTTCCTCGCCGCAGTCGTCGCGACGATCATCATCATCCACTGAAAAGGGGGGGAGACCGGTTCAAGAACCCGGCCGGTCTCCCCGATACGGCGAATCGCCGCCAAGCTCCCTCTGTACCGCTTTCAGCGCCCGGTATACACGTTTCCGCAGCGTCTCCGGTGGGATACCGAGCGCACTGGAGATCTCCTGATGGGACCACCCCGACTTACCTTGTGGGAACTCGAAATAACGCGTCAAGATGCCGCGATGATAGCCAGAGACCGCGCTGAGCGCAGTATCCAGGTCAGTCATGGTGCACAGCCAATCACCGTACTGTTCGGCGCCCGTGGGCCTGGCGCCCGCGCTGCCGTCCCTGCCCTGCGGCGGCGCCGCAGACACCCCGCCATCGAGGTAGGCGGGCAGGAGACGGCGCAACGCGCCGACACTGTAGAACTGTTCATCCCTCGGCGCGTAACCGGCTCGTAGCGCCTTCCGTGCCCTGTACTCGCGTTCCTCGGCAGCCTGCGCCGCCGTAGCGGCGCGTGTTAGCAGAACCTCCAGCGCGGCCACAGGTCCCTCAGCGGACAGCGCCTCCACCTTCGCGGCCTGTTCGCAGGCTGCGAGCCACATGGACGCTTCAAGATCATCACGACATACCCCCCGGTAGAATCTGCGTCTTTTAGATGCGATTTCGGGGATGAGGTCATGGAGACGACTCATTGTCCCAGGCGTGAACATCACGGCTTGCGACACTTCCATATTCCACCCCCTCCACTGTGAAATAACCGCCCTCGTGCACGGGCACGAGAACAGGTGACACTGATTCCCCGGAGACGTAAAGGATGCCGAAGGCTTCTTGCCAGTCGCCGTAACCGCCAGGCAGGTAACCGGCTTCGCCCATGCACATGAGGTGGCCGACTTCCATACCGGTCACTGTGCGGTTGACGTGCCCGCCGTACCCGTATGAACGGCTGGTGATACCGGCCCTGTGTGTGTGACCGCAAACAACGCTAGTGCCCCACTTCTCAGCCAAGAGCCCAGCGGTTCGCCCGGCAATGAGCGAGAGCGTCCCCTCATCCCCGTGAGCGCACACCCAGCCGGGAGCCACCGGGAACGGCTCACGGTGGTACTGGATACCCAGCTCGTCATAGCCGAGCAGGCGCGGCAACTCCAGACACCGGAGCTTCTGGAGTGCAGGCGCATACTGGGCGATATACCGGCCCGTCCGGTCACCATGATTCGACCGCGACACATGGTAGGGTTTCGCGCCCAGCGCCTCACGAAACAACCCATGCACATGCCGTGTCTGGTCAATGTCGCGTTGCAACGTAGCCTGATACTCGCCAGCCTTCCCCTTACACCAATAGGAGGTCTGCGGCGAGTCAATATCGTCACCGACGTTGACGAGCATGTCCGGCTGAAAATCAGAAATGAACCGGACGAGCCCCAGCACCGCATTCTCATCGTGGTATGGGATCTGCATATCCGATACCACGACAATCCGCTGACTCACAGCCTCGTCCCCGTGAAACGGCCAGACAACTGGTTGTCACGCCACTTCTTATCTTCCTGCTGCTGCTGCAAGTGTTGCGGGCAAATGTCCTGCCCGTGGCAGCACGGATACACACTCATTCGTTTCCCCTCCCCAAGAGAGAACCGGAGCCCCGCCGCAGCGGGGCTCCGGCACCCGTCAGTTAAACAGTCACAGCCTCCGCGGCACGCACAGGCCGCGTAGCACCATCGTGATCCCAGTAATCGCCTTCATAGTCGATCCACCGGTCATCATCAGTGCGCAGCAGCCAATCACCGTCACCATCCACATAGGCGCGGCCCGCGATGAACTCGGGGTCGATGTGGGAGGCGCTGGTAAGCCGCTCCGTGGGGAGGAGAATGTCTCCCTTCCCGTCATCAACAGTCAGTTGGAGCGAGTCGGGAACCACGGATGCCCACATGTTCCCAGCCCTGTCCTTAACGGTGCCCTCAATGACGACGCGCACACGGTCACCCGGCTTGAACACCGAGCCATTCACATATACGTTCTCTGAACTCATTCCTGTCTCCTCCGCACTCGTTGCTGAAATAGTCGTTGACATCGGCTCCGAGGGAGACGCAGCGGACTGCGCTCCCAACGGATCTGACAATGGCCTTACCCAGTCGTTCCCCCGGTTCGTCCGGATCGCAGAAGACGAATACTCGCTGGTGGCCGGTGAACAATCCGGCCCACTCCGGGTGGGCGGACCAGCATTCCACTCCGGGTATCCCCACTGCGGGGAAACCTGCGTGGTCCAATATGATGGCATCAAACTCCCCTTCACAAACACATATGTAACCGAGCTGGTCCGCCTTATCCAAGGCGACCGCGTTATACAGCCTCGTGTCATACGGGCTGATGTACTTCGCATGCTGGCACTGCTCTCCGCAGGTATGCGGTCTGCGGAACTTCAGTGAGACGACACCACCCAAGGTGGTGATGTACGGGATGCACAGCATTCCCGCGTATTGCGCGTGGTCAGGCCACGCGTTGTTTACGAGGCCGAGCCTGTAGGACTTTGCGGCGTCCTTGTCTATTCCCCGTGCCTTCAAATAGGCGGCGGCCTCCCACCCGGCTTCGTGCAGCGTCGTCTCGTACGACGCCGCCATCTGCTCCAATGACATCCTGTATGAAGTGCTTAGCCTCAAGGAATCCCACCCCCTCTTTCCATTTCACGACCTCATAGGCGTCACCAGAGACCTGGCAAGGGAAACAAGTAAAAAGCTGCTCGTCCTCATTGATCCTCGCCGAAGGGCGCCGGTCTTCGTGGAATGGACACCGGATGGTTCTCCATCCACCCGACCCTCTGGCCTGCTCCGCGCCATAATGGTCAAGGACATCCCGGATAGAAGGCCGCCCATCACGCGGCAAGATCCTCGCCATCCACCACAGCCAGGCGACGCCGCTGCGACAACGACTTAGGTCGCGAGTCGTTGTCAATCGTCGCCTTAAACAGAGACTGTGACGCCGGATGAAACACAACGATCCCCTCCGGGTTCATGTAACCCGGAGCAGCATGGGAACCATTCATCGCCAGATCGGTGAGCACGCGGCTTGCCTCCGCGGTGCTGAACGTGAACCTGGACAGCACAGGCACAGTCCGGAGATTCGGAGTCTTGAAAGACTCCGCTACCGGCTCCCACTTTTGGACGTTGAAAAGTGAAAAAAATTTCTGCCGCTGCCCGTAGTTCCTCTGGATACCATGCCCCCACCATTCACCGAAATGGAGGCCGGGACCAAGGTCGGCCGCTAGCGTCTCCGCGTTGTCATGCACCCACGCCGCAGAACTGTAGTTGTCGTCAAACGGGGAAATCAGCCGGTTACGGGACTGCGCATAAATCGCGTACTCGGTGCCATCCGAGTATTTCCCGAGCTTCACAGCAGGCGAGTCAAGGTCAGGATGCCCGCGCATCCCATCCTTGACGAGCATCACACCGACACCCAGTTGCGTACCGTCGATCTTCTCCGTGTACACGCCGTCCCGGAACAGTCGAGAGATCTTCCCGAAAGACCGGTGAACGAGTATCGGTTCAAACTCAACCATTGGTCAACAGTTCTCCCTTCATGCACACAGCAATAATCCATTCGGCGATCGAGACGACAGCCCACATGATCCAGAAGCCGGGGTGACGGTCGAACAGGGAAGGCCAAGCGAGCGTCAGCCACCAGGCGCCGAGCGCACCAACACCCGCCTCGGCTATGAATGCGCCGAGCTTCTTGCCGATCTTTTCCTCTGGAGTCATACCCGCTTCGTCTCCGTCTCGTAAATGGCCGCCAATGCGGCCTCTTCCCACGCCTGCTGAGTCAGATGAGACAGTCCATCCCATGGTGGTATTGCCACGCCCGCATGGTTAGTCCATTCCACGTGGTTGGCGTATGCCTCAAAGGCGACCTGCCCGTAACCCTTCACGGCTTGTCTCCCTTGATTGCCTCGGCGAGGCCGGCCGCTGCACTGTCCAGCCAGTCATCTGCATACTCGCGGTCAGCGTCATAATGCGCGCTGGTTTCATCACCGTAGTCAGCGGTCACCCGGTGCAGAGCCGCACGGATAACGTTCTCTCTCGCTTCCCACCGTGCCTGATCCATCACAGCTCATCCTCAAACAGGACAGCGTCATCATCCTCACGGATCACCACATCAACGCAGTAATCCAGGTCACTCGTGTAGCAGTCCAGGACATGACACAGCTCAAACGCCGGATCGTCCATTTCCAGAGCCGTCCGGATCGACTTCTCTAGATCCGGGTCAGCCGTGAACTCCTTATCAGCCCACGAACTGAGAAAAATTTTCACGCCAGATACCCTGCCTCTGTCAACAATTCCTTCATGTCCCCCCACGTTATGAGGGTCACCCATTCGTCAATGTGGGCTTCGCCCTGCCCGTTACACCGCACGACCACCAGGGGGTGATCGTTCTCCGCGTTCCGCTTCGCCTGCTTCAGCGCGGCACGCATGTCCAGGTTCGCCCTGGCCTTCACCTCGATAGCGACACCAGGTAGCCCGAGGATGTCCCTGCCTGGCAGGGAGGCGCCCACAGCCCTCGCGTCGGGCGCCCCCGACTGCCGGAGATCCGCGGCTAGCAGCCGCTCAGTGTCACGAGCCCGGACGACCCTAGGGCTTGCCATCAGCCGGAGCGGCAGGCGCCTCGGCAGGCGCCTGGGCGCGCGGAGCTGGCACGTGGAGGCCACGCGCCTTGAGCTGCGCGACCACCCGCGCACCGATGGACCGGAACTCCTTGGCGATCTCCTCAAGCACTTCCGAATTCGACATGTGCTGAGTCACTTCTGACTTGGCCTTGGCCTCCAGGGCTTCCGCCCTGGCCTTCAGGAATTCCGCTAGCTCCTGGATAACAGTCTTCTCGTTCATTCCCTGATCCCCTCCATTAGTGATCTCTCCCAAGCCGCCATCGGCTCCATGCAGTAGCAAGGATCACAGCATTCCGGGCAGTCATCCTTGCATTCGTCATGCCATATCCGGCACACACAATCCATACACTTCCTGCCATCGCAGTTGACGCACCCGTACGGCTCCTCAAAAGGAACCGTCACATGCTGACAATCACACCAATTCGGAGCCGACCCCGGATGCAAGTCGAGATTGTCACAGAAGTCATGCAACAGGCTGGCATCAAACCCGTTCCCGTTCTTGTTGTCCTCGCCTGCCTTACGGCAAGGCAGGCAGATCACAACTCGACCCAGGAACCCGGCTCGAACCGCATCAACACAGTCCCCTTCAAGAGACGCGCAATCTCGCTGGCCTCCCCAAGGTCCATGTAATCAGTCAAAGGCGTCGAATGGTTACCCCAAGCCACCCCGTACACAGGCCGTTCCGCTGCCGCAACCGCAGTAAGCACGTGCGCCCCTTCTAGAAATGCTTCTCGATCGTGTCCGCGATCTGATCGAAGCCATGACGATCTCTGTCATTGTCCATAGTGAGCCAGCGTTCTTCACCATCAGCCGGCGCATAACGGCCCTGCGCCTCATAAATATTCAACCCGGCCCACTTCAGGACTTCACTAGGAGGCACACCATCCATGCCGCCATACGTCACGACACCGTTAGCCTCCACGACCCGGCTAGTAATACCTGCCTCCGCAGCGCGGAAACACAGCACCCCGAGGCAACAAAACTGGTGGTCCTCTTCCAGTTTCCCGCGGCCCTGCTCGAACTCACCGGAGCGTAGGTCTTTGATCCACTGTTCTTTGATCGCAGCATCCATCACTTCCCCCTTAGTCAATTACTGGCAGTCCCAGCAAGAAACGTTCGACATCCCACGGGTACGCCACTACGCCATGCGGGTGCCCCGCGCATTTAGTCGGCTGATACCGTTTCTCCGCATAGTTGTATTCCCGTCCATCACAGACACTCATTGTCTGCCCACGCATCCAATGATTGAACTCCCGGAGCCGTTCACCATCACCAAACAGTTCCGCAAGGTCATCACCAGTGAGCCCCTGCGGGCATGACTGCTTGATAAGAACCTGCACATTAGTCGTCATCTTCAGGTGTCCAGAACCCGCCACCCCAACCGCCCCCTCGACGGAAGAATTTCCCGGTATCCTCGGTAATCTGCATCCGGCCGGGATCAATGGCGAAAGAAATGGGACGTTCAGCCTTGGGATCAGACGGGCCTTCGGTATTCTTCACGACGGCCACACCCAAGCGTCCCTCACTTTCATTATACCCAACACTGAGAATGACCCGTGCATACTGAGTGATCTTCCCCAATATTTTCGTCCGGTCCGCAGGACCATCCGAAGTCATGTCAGTAGTGTGATGAGTCGCGATGATCGCGCACTCAGCATCCTTCGCCAAACTGTCATACTCAAGCGACAGCGCCTTGAGCGCGGCCCACTCATTCTCAAGAGAGCTGGTTTGGTTCCCGAGATTGTCTACCAGCACGCAATCGGGTGGCAAACCAAAGCGCTGCTCGAATCCCCGCATTTCCCTTTCAACGTCCTCGGGGCCAGGCGCACTGAAACACACCTGGATATTGTTCATCTCCGATATCAGTGTTTGCCGATAGTCCGCGGTGCCTGATATCACTGCCTGTTTCACGTCGGCGAACGGTTCACCCGTCGCGATAGCGGCGAACCGTGCCGACACAGTCAGCTCATTGGAGTCCAGGACGAAAGCCAGGGTTGGCACCTTCATCCTGGCGAGCATGCACATAGCAAGCGTGGACTTGCATGCGCCTGGCTTCCCCACGATGAGGGACAACTGTGAGCGGCAGATGTGGCAGCCTGCCCGTGCTAGTGACGGGTAGGCGGTGGGGAGCGGCACACCGGCCGCCCCCCGAACCACCAACGCCTGAGCGAGGCTAAGCATTACGGAGCCGAGGCCACGACCGAGTAGTGATGCTGATACCCCTGCGCATAGCCAACGAGCTGCCAGCCATCAGGCTCATACTGATTGACAGTGATGCTCCGGCCATCCGGAGCGTCATGCCCGTTGATAGCAAACTTGCCGTCAGGCAGGGTACCGCCAGCATCCACGAGGCTGGCTTCACCGTTCTCGACCTTGACGTTAATGTAGTAAGTCACCTTGTTTCCCCCTTCAATCACTACCGTGCGTTGACTGCCTTGCATTTGTCATAAGCCCCACGCGGCTGCGGACAAGCCCAGAACGGCCCGTACTTCCCCTGCGCTACATACTGCATCGGGCCATGCGCACAGTTCGGCGCATTACCGCCCGGCTGATACTGGCCCGGCAAGTTCTGGCCGTCATAGCCTCGGCCGCCATTCATCGCGTTCTGAATGTCACGGACAGCCTGACTTGTCGATGGCGGCTTGTAATGGAACTCCTCAGCCGCCATGGTGACAGTCGGGAACACTTCCTTGTCTCTGATCTCTTCAAGGACCAGGCCCAGACTGTTCACATCCGCGGCGTGGATCGTGATCCACGGCGCCCCGTAATCCGTTCCCCCCTTGAAGGTGACTGTAATACCCTCGCGGAAACCCTCTTCTGCCATACCTCAACCCCCTCTCTCAACAATGGATCGAAAGTCATGGCCTGCCTGCCCCCGACAGCCGGGCAGGCATACGCCACGCCACATCTCTTGCACTGCTCACCCGGATGGGCGATGAATGTTCCCGCCTTCACGGCGGCGTCGAACATGGCGAACTGTTTCGTCCACCAGTCAACGGAATGCTCGTAACCGTCGAGCACGGTCGGTGTCAGGAAATGGGTTTTAGGTTCCTCTTTCCCGACACCACGCAGCATGAAGAATGTTCCGTACTTGGGGCGTATCCCGTATTGCAGTTCAATCCCGGACGCGTAGATGCTGAGCTGCGATACACCATCGGGGCTCCGAGCCCCCGACTTGTGGTCCGTGACGACAAGCGCAGTACCGATCTGTAGAACCAGGTCCACGATCATCCGGACACGCACGCTGCCGAACGTCACATCTAGCGGCAGTTCGATCGCGGGTTCCCCGTCCGGTGTATGCCACACGGACGCGTCCGGGTTGCTCTCATACCAGGACGTGAAGTTGCGGACCAGCTCGGGGCCGTGACCTTCCCACCAGTCACGGTCCTGGCAGCCCCTGGCCCCCGCGGTCATCCACTCCGACGCGGCGAACCCTGTCTCTGCCTCTTCCGCCTGAATGGCGGTGTCCAGCTCCGACAGGAAGACGTCTTCAATCGTCGGCTGAGCCGCAGAGAACAGACTCACCGGCCCACCTTCCTCGGGTTCCTGCTGCCGGGCTTGTGATGCTTCTGCGTGCCCGGCCCACCCTTGGGAATCTCCGGTGTGAACCCTTTGATTCTGCGTTCCATCCGCGCCTTCACACCGGCCGGACTCGACGCACGCGGCAGCGTGCACCTACGACCAAGCTTCACGCCGCCCCCCCACATGACGGGCAGAGCCGCACCCGCCGCTTAGACGGCCTAGGCGCCACCCCCCACACCCGCTGTCCCTCGTAATCACAGTGCGGGCATGTCCACGACTTCATTAGTGCCCCCCAGGTATTCGTTTTCCAGCATGTCGGCGATCTCAGCGAAGCTGGCTTTCGTAACGTCGTTCCAGAAGATAGCCGTGTGTTCTCTCAGCAGCACGGACGCGTTAGTGATGCCAAGCCATTCCCTGACCGCCTTCGGCAGCGCTGTCGAGTCCCCGTCATAAGACGTGCAACCCTCGTACACCGCTCGGTGAAGGATCACACCAGCCTGGTAAGCGACCTCACACGCGACACCAAGACAGCAATAACTGTCAGTCTCGGCGTTGTGCAGTTCCCCGCGTCCCTGCTGGAATTGCCCTGACCGCAGTGCGGTCAGCCAAAACTGCATGTTCTCCTGGTTAGCCACCCCGGTTTACCCTCCGTTGTCTGCGTGCCACCTTGTTCGCCGCCCTCCGGCGGCGCACCTCTGCCTCTGGCACTGTCCCCGCGTAAATGTTCCGTAGCCGCATGTTCAGCGCATACAGCATCCACCGTTGGTAACGGCTCGGCGCCTTGTAAACCTTGGCTAGCTTCTGTCCAGTCCGATAGGTGACCGTCTTACCCATTCAGGCGGCTAGCCCGCACTCGGTGTCAATGAGATCAGCGATCTCATTGAACGACCTATTGCCGATGTCGTTGAGCCACGTCGCCCTCAAGTCGCATAGCTTCGGGTTATTCGAATCGACATCCAGCCAGTCAATAACCTGATACGGCAGGAAAGCTACGGCCCCACCGAAATTCGTGACGCGACCCGTCGGCTTCTCCTCATCGCTGTATTGGACCTTCTCGGCTTCAATCTTGGTGCCGAGCTGGACACCGTTCTTTATGGCCACATCGCAAGCCACCCCGAGACAACACCACGTATTATTGTCCACATTGTGGAGAACGTTGGCGCCCTGCTCATAGTCACCCGACCGCAGGGCCCCGGCCCACAGCCCCATGTTCTCGACGTTTGCCATCAGACGGCCAGCTCGTATTCGTTCTTGATCAGTTCGGCGATCTCCGGGAACGACAGGCGAGAGCTGTCGTTCCAATTGGATGCGCGTTCCCCGGCAAGATCAGGGTCATGATCGGGAACCCCGAGCCATTCCTCTACCTTCTTGGGGAGATAGGCAATCATCCCGTCGAAATACTTGCGTATCCCATCGGCATCGAGGAGCATTTCAACGCCGTTCTTGACGGCGACATCGCAAGCAACGCCAAGGCAGCACCATTTGTCAGGCTCACCGTCGTGCCCGACCGCGCAGAGCCGGCCGTCGCCCTGCACATAGTCGCCGGACATCAGCGCCTGATACCACAGGATCAGGTGTTCCTTGTTCGGCACACGCCTTGTGGTGTTCTCCACAAATTCGGTCATTTACCGGAGTCCTTTCGCGAGACGCTGACGAAGCCACCACTCAATTGACAGATGGCAGGCGGTACCGGCCGGGAGCCACAAGCCGGGTTTGCGGGGAACGCGTCTGATGCGTTCCAGTTCGTAGGCTTTGCCGCATTGCAGCCAGCTGTGAAGCTGGCTGTGCGACCTCGCCTCCGTGCTCTCTTCCATATTTGTAAGAGTATCCTGCATGGATACTTTTACAAACTCAATCCGTGGGCGTGTCGCGACACGGTAGGGGAATTTCCCACAGGTCAATATCGGCGAACCATGACGGTTCCCCGATATCGGACACATGGTGTTTTTCCAGGAGGCGCATAGCCTTGCGCCAGTCCTGTTCGCGGGGATTCGTCTGCGCGAACATCAGCAATGTGGCGCCGTCGTCTGCGAGCGCGACAGTGATTGTCCGAGTTGAGAGAATGATGCCATCTCTCGTGTTACCGATCCCCATACTTAACAACGGTAACGTGTGATGATCATCGACAGCAAAACAAGTTAGTTCGCGTTGAGCGAACACTGTTGTCTAAGGGTTTAGCCATCGGCAAAGAAGGTGAAGGGGGACATTCGCGGCGAAGCCGCAGACAATAGTTAATTGTGAATCAAGAACAAAAGGCCCCCGCTGACGCGTGGGCCTTGACTGTCGAACCACAACAACCCTGGTTCTCCAGAACCAAGAACCTGTTCTTAAGGGTAGCATGCGTGTTTCGGCGCCACGCCGCAACGACACGCAGAAGAGGCGCCCCGGACCGGCCATGGTATCCAGGGCGCCTCTCCCATTCGACACCCACGAGAGGGGAGCGCCTAATCATCCCTCGTGGTGTCCGGCACACACGGGGGGCGGTGTGCCGCCTGCCCCCAAAAATCCCCTTGGGGGCAAGTCTCAATCATTCGTGGCGTTGTGCGCCTCAACCCTGTTCAGCGCCTGCCGCAGATGCGGCAGCAGCTCCGGGCCAATGTAAACGTCGTAGCCATGTTCCATGCCAGGCACCACAATCAAGAGACTGTTATCCTCCTGAGTGAAGATCGGGTTATCGGCCTCATCTATCCAGATTGTCGTTTTCGCCTGGACCATCAGTTACCCCCTGCCTCTAGCGTCTGTCTCCCACCGGGAGGCAAACCGTTCCTGCATCGTCGCGTTGAACGCCACGAAATCACTCAGTTCCCCGCACAGCTCTGCATTGGCTTCCGCAGTCCTGCGCCACGCACCCCGAAACAAGCGCGTAATGCGCTGTTGCGCGAAGTACAGCAATGTCAGGAGACCAACCTCAATGCTCCACCCGAACGCGGGGACCGTGCTGAATGCCACGGCGATCACGAGGGCGACCAGGCTGCCGAGCACCATCAAGTTGACAGTGCGTTCCTGCCTGGCCGCGCCAGCATCAATCTCCGCAGGGGTAAGTCTGGGGGCCGGAGCCGACGGCACGGCCCCAGTCGCCGCGGTCCCTCCACCCGGCTCCGGCCCGTCCATAGGTGGCGTCACCACCGGCTCAACACCACGAAGTCCACAGCCATGAACACCAGGCCCAGCAGGCCGACGACTTTCGCCGCCGGCATGGAAGGCACAGCGATAGCTACGGCAGTCATGATGGCCCCCGCAGGGAACACCACCCAGCGGAGCGGGGCTACCGGCCGCAGTGCCGCCAACGCCCGCTCACAGTCCTCCACCAGGACCACGCGGCCAGACGCGAGAGCTTCCCGCACCACGTAGTCCTGTGTCGCCTCAGCGAGGCCATCAGAGCCCCGTAGGAACACCACCTTTTTAGGGGGTTCCTTCGGTTCGTCGCCCATGCCGTCCTCTCCGTATATGAGCGCCAGCGCCCTTGCTACCTCACCGTCAATGTCATGCACTGGCTTCGCCCCACTCACGGGCCAGCCTCACGGCGTCGGCGAAGTCTTTGGCGAACCGGGCCTCATCGCCCGGCTGCATCATTGAGGCGAGCACAGCAACAATCTTGTTGTGCCCCATGACGGCGCCTCCCGCCGTCGCATACAGTTCCCGCCCATCGGGACTGTCACCGACATACACCGGTTTCATGTGACGATCCACCACCCGTGTCTCGTAAACCAGGTGGAACGGGTGCGACTCCGGATAGAAGATCGTGAACATTGCAGGCTCCATACCTGTCCAGTCCGTATAGACCAGGTTGGAGCCGACCACCGTGCACGCCACAAACGAATAATTGGGGTCCGCGATGAACAGTTCCCAGACGCCCATGGGGATCTCTTTGCCCTCGCGGTCATACCATTTCATCATGACCGGCGCCCCTTACGATGCCCGCGGCGCCGATGTTCAACCACGATCTCAGTTTTGCCCTTCATCTTATGAAGGGCTTTCAGAAGATCAGCGAACTCCCCGCTACCCGATGTCTCCCCGAGATAAGCCGTGGCCACATCCTGCATCCCGATCCGCTTAAGAATGTGGTAGGTGACCAGAGCACCCATCTTGTTCACGAGGTCATCGAACGTCTCGCAGTTGATGAGCTTCGCGAACGAATCCGTTGTGGCCGTTGACAAGCGCGCAACAAAATCCCGCATCTCCGTCATACTCCCGGCGACATAGTTGCTGAACTCTGTGGTCTCTTGGTTAAGTACTGTCTGCGCGGCCTCGCGCATCGTATCCCTGGACAGGCCAATGACACCATCAAAGAGATTTTCAGCGTGCTTGACAGTCGCATCAACCGATGCGTCTAGAACCTTCAACGCGGCAATAGTCTCATTGAGGTCCTTCTCAGCGCGCCGCGCATCCCTTTGCGCCTGGTGAAGACGAGTTATCTGATCTTCGACAATCGGATTGGTGGTGCTCGTCTTCACTGGCCCCCCACAGGCGGTAACGGATGCTGCGCAATAATCTCCCTGATGTTACCGGTGTTGTCAACCTCATCGGCAACATCCGCAGGCCGCATGTATGGTCTGCCCTCATTGTCCAGGTCTATGACATAGCGCTTACCGCGCAAATCCTCTTCAAACCGAATTGCCAAATCTTCATCCGCTTTAGGAGACACAGGCAACCCGCGCCGCAGGCGATCCACCTGCCTCAACCGCTCAATCAGATTGTGCATCCGGCAATCCGGATGCACCTTCCGCCCCGTGTTGCGTTCCAACTGGGCAACCAGGCCCGTGCCATGCTCAACCCCGAACGCCGGCAAGTCGGCGAACTCGGGGAGCTTCCGGAGCCGCCACACGGCGACAGCGACAGCGTTAGCGGCAACCGTGCGCTCCGGTGTGCTCAGCGCCTCGGCAAGGCCCGTGTGGCTGGTGTAGTCGCCGCTGCGCAGCAGATCGACCAGCCTGTCACGGTCGAAAGACGGGGGACGCCCCACGATCAACTCCCACATGTCCGGGGTAGAGGAGACAACCTGTCATTATACCCGCCCGCACCGTGACCAGCCTGGACTACGATCATCGACGGGTTAGGCCCCTGGGGTCTGGCACTCTGCTTGACCGCCCGCGAACCCTCGGGTAACCTCGGTATAACCGCAGGTCACGATAGGTGTCCGTTTATCCTGGTAAACGACACCCTGGTAGATCCGTGATAGTATTTCCTTGAGGGCAAAGCCCATAATTGGAACGCTTTCACGGGGAAAGCGAAGAGTGTCATGTCCTCCCGAACAATAACGAAAATCAGCGT